ATATGCATGTAGGCCTGCAGCAAATTCAAAATATGACATCAAACAAGTCATTGATGCTGTAAAAAAATCGGCTGAAATGCCTAACGGAATTTTTTATAAACAAATAGCACATAGGTATGCCCCTGAACAGTCAACATATTGGATTATCGTCGAAATTGTACCAAAAGAAAATTACGGGAAGCAATTATCTCTCAATATGGAAGATGAGCAATAGTTGTTTAAACAAACATAAGAAATTGAATTAAAAAGGGAGGTTATTAACCTCCCTTTAATGTTTATTCTTTCCTAATAGGCCCGAGTTTTCTAAATGCTTTTCTGTTACTCATTTGTTCCTCCACTTCATCGTAATACATTAATGCAGCCGATAACATATAGTGAAAATAATTTTTCAAATAAACATTAGTCCTTTTCAAAAACCAATTTTTAAATTTTTGTGGACTCATGCTTTTTTTCTCGCTGTAAAGATTTCTATATGCTTCCCAAAACCACGGTTCCCAGTAATTATTTAATTCAGCAATAGATTCTTTCAAAAGTTGATATTCGCTCCACGCCTGAGTGTTTTGTATATCTTTAGGTAAATTTTCTCTTACTCCTCCAACTGACTTAAGGTATGAATAGGTAGATGTTGCCGCAGCAGATAATTCTGATTTATCCCATAAACGATGGAAAATATTCTCCATGTGTTTCCCATATTTATCGTCCGTCAAATTCTTTTGAACTTCATTTGCTTTCAAACCCGCAACAAGAAATGTATCTTCATAATCACCTGTTTGTAAAAATTTTAATTGCCTTTTCCATGTCTCATAAGCGTGATTAAGTTCATGATAAAGAACATTACGAATTGAATAATCAATTAATTCCCCTTCAACACAAAATCCTTTTAGAACAATAGATATACTATTTAATTTACCATCAACAATTTCATGGTCATTCCTAACAGTAGTATCACCTCTTCCAAATTCCAATGATTTATTTAGAGGTTCACTTTCAGGCATATCAATGATTTGGACATTAAGTGTGAGGTTATTAATAAAATCAAAACCTCGTGTTACATTGGAAGGTACATTGAAAATCCATCCTTTCTTACCATTTTTGGTCTGTGAATTATAATCCGACATAAAGACATAGTCTTCAATATAATCTATCACCCCATCAATAGCCGCATTATATTTAAAACCCGCAACATGTTGTTTTTCAACAATAAGTAAAGCCTTTGCTTCCGATTCCGTTAAATTATTCCTATATAAACTTATTTCGGAAGCAAGGGGCTTATTTTCAATGTTTCCTATAATTCCTAATATCCTTTTTAAATCGGATTTTCCCATAGAACTAAATGTGCATTACTCGGTCATTAATCTCTTCTGTTTTACCTTTGTTCCAAAAAGTTGAGCCTATATAACCGCAAGTTCTGCGGACAACTGTCAGTTTGTTTTTATCAGTACAGCCACATTGCGGGCAATACCAGGTTCCTTCATCATCACACGCCATTTCACCCATGAAACCACACTCCCCACATGAATCACCATTTCGAGTATTGATTTCTGCATACTGTATTGTTTCATACATATAATCCACAATTTCTGAAAGAGCCTCAAGATTATTATCCATATTAGGTACCTCTATATAAGAAACCGCACCACCCTTGCTTCTCTTTTGGAACTGAGACTCGAACTTAAGTTTTGCGAAAGCATCAATAGGTTCAAGAACATTTACATGGTAAGAATTTGTAAAATATTCCTTATCAGTAATATCCTTAATCACACCAAAACGCTTTGCTGTTTTCTGAGCGAACTTATAGGTAAGACTTTCAGAAGGAGTACCATAAAGTGAACAACCATGAAGACCCTTAATCTTTCGCCATTCAATTGTTTTTGCTTCAAGATAATCCATTACACGAAGAGCAAATTCTTCACCGGCCGGTGCAGTATTAGAGCAACCCTTCATGACTTTTACCATTTCATACACTCCTATGTAACCAAGTGAAATTGAACTATAACCTCCATCAAGAAGATGGTCAAGATTACCATCCTTCTCAAGACGGGCTATTGAACCGTACATCCAATGAATTGGTGATACTGTTGGCTTTGCTCCACGAATAAGGCCATCTCGAAGAATCAACGCTTCCTTACAAAGTTCAAGACGTTCATCAAGAATATCCCAAAAACGTGTTTCGTCTCCTTTTGCTGAAAGGGCGATGTCAACCAAATTCAAAGTAACAACGCCACGATTAAAACGACCATAGAATTTATATTCACCATTTTTATCTTTCCATGGTGAAAGGAAACTTCTACAACCCATACAAGGGAATACGTTGCCATCAAACTGCTCTCTCATGATTTTTGCTGAAATAAAATCAGGGTTCATACGTCTTGCTGCACATTTAACTGCGAGGTCGGTAAGCCAACGATATTCCGAATCCTGAGGAACATTATTTTCATCAAGAACATAGAGAAGTTTAGGGAAAGCCGGGGTTACTTTAACACCATATTCATTTTCCATGCCTTCATATCTAAGATTAATCATTTCTTCGATAATCATTGCAGTTTCTTTAATATATTCAGGTTTCTCGTTAAGCCACATAAAAATACTTACGAACGGAGTCTGTCCATTTGACGAACTAAATGTGTTTTCTTGAAACTGAATTGTCTGCACACCACCTTTTACCTCATCACGAGTTCTTTTCCACGCAATTGTTTCGATATCTTTAGCAGAAAGATTTGCATTAACCAAATTTGATTCTTCTTCAATCTTCTTCTTCCACTTTTCAAAAGAAATTCTCACAAATGGTGCAAGGTGCGAAACTGAAAATGTTTGGCCGCCATATTGTCCATTAGCCACCTGAAGTGAAATCTGAGTAGCAACAGTACATGCTGTTTGGAATGACTTAGGTTTACGTATCTTCTTACCATTAATTACAGTTCCATTCTGCAACATATCATCGAGATTAATAAGCTGACAGTTGAAAATTCCCCTGTGAATCATATAATCAGTATCATGGACATGAATCAACCCTTCATTATGAGCATTAAGAAGATGCGTAGGCATAATATGTCGTTCAGTATAAGAACGGCTTTCTATACCAGCAATAAGGTCCCTCTGTGTTGAAATAAGTTGTCCATCTTTATTCGAATTTTCATCAAGAGTTGCTGTATTAGTACCATCAATCACCCCAAAAATAGCATCATCAACAATGCTAACTGATTCCTGATAAGCCTTTGTCGTCTTATAACGCTCATAAGCACATGCAGTGAGTTCCTGCCCATATTCATTAAGTTTGTTTATTACAAACTTATCAACATCTTTAGATGCAACAGAATCTTTTTTGCTGAATCGTTCATCACACTCCTCAACAATAACATGAGCGATTCTTGGTCTAAGAAGTCCACTACCGCTTTTCATTGCGTTAATAATAGACTTATAGATTTTCGAAGAATCATATACCTGCTCCTGTTTGTTTTTCTTTATAAACCTAGCCATTTTTTATCTCCTATATTATTTTAAAAATCTTTTATTATCTTCAATATCGTCAGCCCTGACAAACTCTCCATTAGCATGTCTCCAAATTCGTTGGTTAGAGGAACCTCTAAATCTTAATTTTTTGCCCGCAAGGTGCTCTTTGAACTGTCCGTCAACAACATAGTCACAATTCTGAAGAATCATTTTCTGAGTTTCATCCAATTTACCATCAATCTTAAACCCCGTCCAAAGCCAAATCGTCTTTTCAGGAAATTTTACCTTAACCTCTTCCAATAGTTCAACAAGGGCTTGGCCCTGAATTAACGGTTCGCCACCCAACACACTTAAACCATCACAATGTTCATCCTCCAAATATGAAAAAAGTTCTGATTTTGCATCATCATCAAAAATCTCCCCCGAGTTTTTATCCCACAATTCAGGATTAAAACATCCAGGGCAATGGAAATCGCAACCCGTAAAGAAAATAGAACATCTAATTCCACATCCGTTGCTTATATCATACCTCTTAATTTTAGAATAATTCATATCTCTTCTCCTTTTTGATTATAGGGTAAGTATAATTAGTTTATTAAATACAAAAATTACATTTCCACGAGGGGTGAAGCAATTTTGCAAAATAATTGATTATCAAGCAATTATAATTAGCATTTTTGTTTAACCGCTTGATAATCAATAGTGAAAATATTTTTAATTTTTATGCAATTTTTTTGTATCTACATTTCTCGTTAATCTTATCGAGAACCAAATTCTTAGTAAGTTTCAAGGACTTAGATTTTTTCATAGGAGTTTCATACATAAAATCATTCATAATTGTCTCCATAATATTTCTTAAGCCTCTCGCACCGACTTTGAGTTCATAGGCATATTTTGCAATTTCAGTGAGTGCATCTTTAGTGAAAGTAAGTTCGCAATCATCCATTTTAAAAAGTTTTTGATATTGGGAAACTAATGAATTTTTTGGTTCCGTTAAAATTAGTTTCAAATCATCAATTGTTAATTCATTAACATGAGTTATGACAGGAAAACGTCCAATGAATTCAGGAATAAGACCAAAAGTCTTAAAGTCCTGCGGTGTGGAGTATTTTATAAGTTCATCGCTCTTAACAACCGTTTTCTCATTAATATTGAATCCTATTTTACTGCCTCCAAGCCTGCTTTTAATAATATCTTCAATCCCCGGAAATGCACCTGAAGCAATAAAAAGAATGTTAGTTGTATCAATATACAACAATTCCTGTTCAGGATGCTTTCTTCCTCCTTGTGGATGAACACCTACCATAGAACCTTCCACCATTTTAAGAAGTCCCTGTTCAACTCCTTCTCCTGACACATCTCGTGTTACCGAGACTCCCGCACCCTTTTTTGCAATTTTATCAATTTCATCAATGAACACAATTCCAATTTCGGCTGCAGGAATGTTGTAGTCACACTCACGAAGAAGACCTACCAATAACGATTCTATGTCGTCACCAACATATCCGCTTTCTGTTATTGAAGTTGCATTACCTATATAACAAGGAACTCCAAGCATTTTGGCAATTGTTTTAACAATAAGTGTCTTTCCACAGCCTGTATTTCCTGCAATAAGAATATTTGACTTTTCAAGTTCATCGTAACCATTGTTGTTGTTAAATATTTTCTTATAATGGTTATAAATTGCTACCGACAAAGCCTTTTTAGCATCATCCTGTCCAATAATATATTTGTCAAGATATTCTTTTATCTCATGAGGCTTGTATTTCAAGCCAGTCTTTTCTAACTCTTTTCTAAAATCCGCCATATTATTTCTATTCTTAAGCAAAGATACTATTTTTTTAGAAACTTCCCAAATTTTTGGGCACCAATTGTTTTTTTTACAGTTTTTTTTGTTTCTCCCTGAAGTTCTTGAATCATTTTTTTATAACCGTTTTGCGGAGCAAGATTAATTGCCATTTGTTTTCCAACAGGAATATCCAAAAGACGTTTAATTACTTCAAGTTTCTTTTTAATTTCAGCATTATGTTTATTACCCCTTTCTATCTTAAACTTATCTTCATTTATAAATTGAAGGGTTTGTTTTGCTCGTGTAATTGCTACATATTCGAGATTTTTTTCAGAAATAATCTCCCATTCCTTATCTGCGTATACACTTGGCATAAGCGATTTTGAAAGGATGAAAACATTATCAGCCTCAAGACCTTTTGATTTATGAATTGTCGATAAGCACACTGCGTCATTTTTTCCCTCATTGAAGATTGTTTTAATCTTTTCAATCAACTCGTTACAAGTATTAATCCCCTCAGAAAGAATTTCTAATGAAGATATTGTATCGTAAAAATCCATAGCGGGGGCACTAAAACAAGCTTCATCTTCTGATAATGAATTCCGTTCCACCATAGTTTCAACTATCTTAAAATAGTTTTTATATAGATTACGGAATAATCCTTTATCGAATAATGATTTATTAAGTGGATAATCGTCACCTTCACCTTTGAATTGTTTTATAGTCTGAATTAGACTTTCTCCAATATCCTTCCCTCTAATATACGACTTTTTGTTAATTCTAAGATATTCGGTATATAGTTTTACGAGGGGATAAGTATTCCTACAAAGTACCATATCCCCCGGCTTTGGTGCATAAGGGTCCACATCATATTTAATACTCCCCATCATTGCATTTTCAGCAGCCTGAATCTCCGGTACAAATTTCTGCGCCATTTTAATCACCAATTCAGGGCAACGATACGATATCGGGAGTTTGAACTCTTTAGTATTAGGCATTTTTAGAAAATTATTAAACGCTTCAATATCAGCGCCCGCCCACGCATTGATACACTGTGAACTATCCCCCACAGCACAAAACTTAGCTCCACGCTTGAAACATTTCTGAAATAATTTCTGTTGTACCGGTGAAGAGTCCTGAGCTTCATCCACGAAAATCCAATCATAACTATGTTTTCTTGACCTTAAATCGAGTTCATAAGGTAACCATACCATATCAGTATAATCAACGGTTTCAAGGGCGGTTTTACCCCATTTTAAGACGTTTTCAACAATCTTACACTCATTATCCACAAGAACAACATCATATTTATCTGCAATAGTTTCAATCTCTTTTTCTGATTGACATAAGTTGAAACGGGCATAGTCGATTAGTTTCTCAATATTTTTAAGAAACGTACCGTAAAGAATTGGTGAAACCCCACCTTCATATCCAAGTTCGTAAAGGTTATTTCTGAAATAAGTTGTGTACTTATAATCATCCAATTCGGGTTTTCTTTTAAGGGATTCAGAAACAATTGAATAACCTAATGAATGATAAGTCATTATATTGACATTCGCAACATCACCCACTTTTTCTTTGAGCGTATTCACAATATCCTTATTGAATGCAATGAAAAGTACTTTGCTGTTTTGTGGAATAAGCCTCAGTGCATTGACAATCGTGGTTGATTTTCCCGAGCCTGCAACAGCATTAATGACCATATTAGAGGAACCATGTAATATATTCTCAAATATCAATTCCTGATATGGACTTGGTGTGAATTCTAAATTGTTATAATAAATCTTATGTTCTGACATTTCTGTATAAGTTTTGTGGTGCAAAGATAGTGATTAAAAACGATTTTACAAACTATTTATAGTATATAACATTTGGAGGAGATAATATGGATAAGAAATATATTGACTTTATTTGCTCTTTACATGGGTACATGATTCGTGTAAAAGAAATACATTGGAGTACAGATAATAATGCGGAACATCTTCTTTGTGATGAAGTTGAAGAAGCAATTCATGACCTTGAAGACCGTTTCGCTGAATGTGCAATGGGTATTACTGGTAAAAAAGTTAAAGTAGGTGACTTAAAACCTATGCTTCCCCATGCAACTAAGTTAAAAGACATGCTTAAGGAACTTGCTGACGAAACCATGGATATGAAAGATAATTTCGATGGCTATCAGTATAGTGGTTTAGAGAATATCTGCGATGACATTATGGAAATGTGTGGAAAATACATGTATAGAACAACACAACGATAGTAATGAAACTGAATTATAATGACATACGATATATAATTAATGAGACTACAAAGTGAATTATTGAAGGTGCTGAGTGGTCTCAAGGTCTTGCATGGGGTGGTGGTACACGTGGCCGTAAAAACACAGCAAATCTCCACATCAACCAAGATAAAACTGACAAGGGCAATATCAGTGGTGATATGAATGCAGATACTCGTATGTTTGGTTCCAAAAATGATATATTATATGGTGATGGAACCATGAACAAAAATTATATGCCGTTAGCTCAAAGAGCAGGTCATTATAATTCTTTGAATAATTTTTATCAACAAGTATTAGACTATTGCAACGGTAAAATACAATTATCCGATATTGATTTCCAAAATGCCCCATCTATACAAAGCAAAAATATACAAGAACTTATAAATAACGGGGTATCAACTGAAGACCTTAAAACTGAAATTTTAAGCCGCATATCACGTGATAATATGGATTCCACTGTAAAACAAATGACGTATAATAGAGTTCAACAAACAGCGAATCCTGAAAAAGTAAAACGTTATAATACAGGGATTGTTCCCGGCACTAACGTTAAGTTTATTGCATTATACACGATTAATGATTTTAACTTTAACGATGCAATCAAGCATGGTAAATTAAGGCCAAATAATAAGGGAACGATATACATGTTTACACTAAAAATAGCGTAAATAACTGAAGTCCAGTCGAAAAAGACTGGACTTTTTGGTAACAACGGGTTAGATTATTGGTATATACTAATAACGAACTTAACCCGTTTGATATATGAAACTTCAGTTAGCACATTTCAACTCACTCATTTCCCTCGTTACTTACTTCAACAACGACAAGCGTTGTCGTGATTTCATTACCGAACAGCGTTGGGGCGGCAATGTGACTTGCCCGTTCTGTGGATGCACCCATACTTACGTATGCTCCAACGGTGACAATCAGTTCAAGTGTGCAGATTGCAAGAAGCGTTTCTCTTGCCTCGTGGGTACAATCTTCCACAATACCAAATTGCCACTTCAGAAGTGGTTTATGGCAATGTACCTTATCTCATCACATAAGAAGGGTATCTCATCACACCAGTTGTCTCGTGACCTTGATGTGACACAGAAAACAGCGTGGTTTATTCTTCATAAGGTACGTACACTCTTTGCTCAGTACGATACTCCTGCTCTTGAGGGTGAGATTGAGTTAGATGAAATGTACCTTGGCGGTAGAGAGGCTAACAAACATCAGTCAAAGAAGACTGAAGGTACACAGGGACGTTCCACTAAAACGAAGACTCCAATCTTCGGTATGGTTCAGCGTGACGGACTCGTTCACGCTCTTAAAGTGTCTGATACCAAGACATCAACCTTGCTCCCTATCATCAAGCAGTTCTGTGCTGAGAACTCTCATTTCTTTACAGATGAGTTGAATTCGTACTCTTGCCTTGACAGAGCAGGAATCTCACATAGTGTTATTGAGCACGGCAAGAAGGAGTTCTCAAAGGATGGTATCACTACCAATAGCATTGAGGGATTTTGGGGACACTTCAAGCGTATGGTTTTCGGTACATATCATTTCGTTAGCAAGGATTACCTTCAGCGTTATCTTGATGAAGCGGTTTACCGCTATAATACACGAAAAGCGGACGAATCCGCCCGCTTTGCTGATATGTTTTGTAAGTCAATAGGTATCGTATCCTATGACGATGTGAAGATTACATCTATTGCTGTTGCATAGTTTGTTGATTCTTTTGCTGAATGGTTTGTAACCATTGATTACACAAATTTCGACCAATATTTAACACTTGCTGAACTGCGTTTCCCGTATTGTATTCAAACGTTTTATTGTACTGTGTTGACGAGGTAATATTAATTGTGCAAATACTATTACCGTTTGTTGTAAATGTGGCATCACATGTAAATCCGTTACCATAGAACATATTCAATGTACATTCTATTTGTTTTCCTCTTGAATTATTAAGAATGGAATGTAATTGAGAAATTGCTTGTTGATTCACACGACTATTCGTTTTTAAGTCAACTCTATATTGTTGCCCCATACTCTCATTCAATACTCGTTTTACAGATTCTGTAATGACTTGTTTGAGTTCAGATTCTGAGATTCTAATCTTTTGTGGTCGCTTTGATTCGAATTGTACAGGACTACCATTACTTGCAGATGACACCCAATTGGAATTTGTATTCTTAGTTGTTATTTTCTTAGGAGCAACATTATCTGTAGTTATATTGACTCTCATTTGCGAGGTGTTATGAAGGTTTTTGTTAATCATATCTGAAACCATCTGAAAAACTTCTTCCAAATCGCCATCTGTTATCACCCCACCGCCATTCTGTACGGTTCTAAGATGATTCTTCATATATGATGTAATCTGAGAAAATGAAGATGCTATATTAGCGTAAGCACCAGATAACATTTCTTCTTGCTCACTCCATTGTACCCTATTTCTTGCCATATCGTATTTGTTTTAAATTCACATTATTTCCTATATAAATATCTCGTAATTAGAAAAAAACATTAAATTCGCACAAATTCACACGCTATGAAGTACGAAATATGCCTTAACGAATCAACTAACATAAGATTCCACGAAATTTGCAGACATTTACTAACAAATGATGCTTTAGAAATAACAAATATTGTTCTAACAAAGCATAGTAATTTTTGGGAAGCAACAGAATATATCCTTGATTCAACATCAGTTAGTCGTATCACCAAAGTGCAAATTGTAACTTGCTTCTTGTATGCTGGTGGTAATGTGAAATTCAATGGGCAATTCTATAAGACATCACAAGAGTATTCCTTTTGGAAATACTTGCTTGAGCACCAATTTATTTCAGAAGACGAGTACTATAGTTTAAAATAAAAAACGCACTCAAAATGAATGCGTTTTAGTGTAAACAGGTATATCGTTCCCAATAATAAAGTTAAAGATAATACAGGATTAGAGGGTAAAAGAGGAAGTCATATTCCCGTTTCATATGATAATAACAGTATCATTGCTGATGTTGAAAGCAACTTTTCATTAAAAGATGTAAGACCTCAGCACTACAAATCTCAATATAATTTAGGTGATAAAGAAGCATACACATCCGTTCATCAATTTATTGATAAATCTGTAATGTATGCAGCCTCATCATTAAAAGATGAGAGTTTCATCCCTGATTATATTATCGCCCCACCATCATCTTCCAACTTCAATAGATATTATTGCATAAATCTAAGCCGTAAACTTGGGTGTGAGTTTGTTGATAATTTCTTTAAGAAAGGACTTTTCCGAGTTAAAGTTATGGGAGGTCAAGGTACTGAAATCATGAAGAAACATGGTTTTACTGATGAAAGCATTTTTAAATTTGAACAAAAGGTTAAAAATAGTGTTTTCCAGCAAATATCATATGACATTCGTAAACCTATTGAACAATTTGTCACAAAATCTATATACACCAAAGCAATAGAAAATGCAATTTTAACTTACCCCCAATTAAAAAAGAAAACATATGAAGATGTTGTTGATATGATAATTGACGACATTCTCCATGTTTCGATTGATTATATTAAAGACAGGAGGATTGCACAAAATATTATCAATAAGGCCCTTGAAACTTATGATTATAAGGGAATGTTAGGTATTATTAAAAACCAACGTAATCGAAGAGATATACAAAAAGTTTGTATGACAGTTGCTAAACTGCTTGAATATTATTCTCAAACTCTAATTGATAGAGGTGGATTTAAGTTAAGGGATGTCCGTGGTGCTAAAATTACAGATTTTGAAAAACGTGAACGTGATTTCCTCGATGATTGTTATGTTGTTGCTGATAAAGAACTTTCCCAGAAAGGAGGATTGCTTTCAAGATATAAAAATAAAAATATCCTCATTTTTGATGAGGATATAAATAGCGGAGGTACTCTCCGTATGGCAATTAATGCACTTTCAGAACAGACAGGAGACCCGTCTAACAAAGGCGTTATGTGTCTTTGTAATGCTTATTCAAAAGCGGGATATTAGGAAAATGCTCTCATAACAGTTTTTCCACTGTTAAACAAGCCTTCATATACATACCCTTCAACATATGAAGGGTATTTTTCATATTCAAAATCTTCGTCATCAAATACAAAATCAATTTTTATTGTATAAACGTCCCCACATATGTTTCTCGTCTCTTCAATGATATTTTTAAGAATTAAATCATTAACCCTATAATCAATTTCTTCATATCCATAATTTTCTACATCTATTGAAACTCTAACTTTCACTTTTTCCCACAAAATATCATCGGATTCTATGAAAGAACATAAATCTTTTCTAAAATCTATTTCATTATACCAATCAATAAACTTTTTTTCACTAAATTCTTCTTTAGTCATTTCAAGACCAATCGGGCTATCATATATCGTTTTATATTCTAATTTAATAAGATAATAATCCTCGTAATTATTTTTCTCCATTTCAAGTAGGAAATTTTCTCTATCCACTATATTAAAACCACTATCATTAATAAGTTTATTTGATAGGAGTTTCATGTCCTGTTGTGCTATATCCAAGTCAATATAAGGATATGTATTAACAACTAAACCATCAGTGTCATTTTCCCTTGTTACTGTAAGAATCCAAATTTTATCCATATTTTTTTTAAAATTTATGTTTTAACTTAAATCACTACAAAAACCGTGCCAAATAAACAAAAAAGAGAGGTTTCCCTCTCTTTTCTTGTTAACTTACAGACTCTGCAAAATCTTCAGCCATTTTCTTGGCATCTTCTAATGTTTTGGCAGTCCATTCCTTTCCATTATAATGAGCATCACCTTTCTTACATTTGGAACCTACACCAAAACCATATATTGCTCTATGGGACCAACCATACCATTTCTGTTCTTTTTCCGAAAAACCTATATTGACGCCACGTTTTTCTATTCCATGCTTTTCAAAAAAATCTTTTGATTCCTTAAGATTTTTAATTTCCACATATTCTGAGAATGGTTTTCTTTGTTTTAAACCATCATAAAGCCATTTTTTGAATTTATCAACACCTATTTCTGTTATCGCCATAAACCCTTTCCAATCGGGGGTAAAATTTGCTTGATAAGCATCTTTGGCTTCTTCTTTGGTTTTAAAACCAAGCATCACCTTACTTTCATCAAATGACCCATCTTTTTTCTTTTGGTCAACAACAAACACTTTATCGAAATCAAGATATTCACCAATGAACACATCAATATGGTCACCATCATATCCTTCAGTATTTGAAAAATATCCGTAATGATTTTTCAAAACATTAAAACCTTTCTTTCCCTTATCATCAACCCAATATCTTTTTGAGCCCTTAGCATTTTCAATGGAAATCTTAAAACCACGGATTGTGACGTGGCCCATGGCATAATTGCCCGCTTCTTTCTGAGCAAGTGTGGGGGATTTATCAGCCTTTTCAGCCTCAGCATCAATGCTTTTCATATCATGATACATCTCCAAAAGAAGACGCTGATACTGTGATTCCGTTACTATAATTTTCTTTGACATATCTTACAAATGATTTACACTAAGGCCTCCATAAAGTCCTATTTTATCTTCATACCAATCTCTCATTACCTGTCCAAGAAATTTACTTCTTTCGTCTTCATCAACAAACATATTTTGAAATTTGTCAATTAGAAGGTCAAGGAGTTGATAATCATACATGTTCTGAGCAACATTACCCGTTTGAGGATTTATCATTGCAACAATACAGGTATTTGACGGCATGCCATCATCACCAATACCTTCGAGGTTCCCTTTCTTGAAATTATTGTCAAGATATTCTTTTACAACGAGAACTTTTTCAGGTGAATAAGGATATTGCTTGCCCATTTCCTCCTGAAGCATCATCTTATATAATTGTTTGCATTGTTTCTCAGTAATTATAATTTTCATAACTATCTAATCTATATTATTATATAAATATCTTTTAAAATAACAATATATTTCCAGAAATTATTTAACTAATATATCTTTTTAATAAGATATTTATTAGGAAACGAAATGGTCATGGAATACTCTGAAACAGGAAACTTTTCCAAAGAACAACGTGCTTTATGTAAAAAAATCAGAGAGTTAATCAACGCAGCAAAGAAAAAGGACCTTGTATTCAAAATCAACAAGAACAAACTTTGTGCATATCTTCTATCCGAACTTGAATTGGCCGCCGATGATAAGGCTGAAGACCTTAAAGATTATGACCACCCAATCAAATCCCTTAACTGTGGAATCATTAACCAAAACATTGGAGAACACGAGTATTATTGGGAAATTGACGATATGGAAAATGAGGAGGCTTAATTTTCCTCCTCATCATCCGGTTTTATATGAACACTAATACTATCTTCTATTCCCGTAGCCCGTATTTCAAGTTTATCATCGAAATCAACCGTAAAGATGAATTCTGATATTGGTTCATCCATATCTAATATCTTTTGAGTTATCCTGTCGAGAATTTCTGTTTCTATCGCTCTTGCAATAGGACGTGCCCCATATTCCCTATCGGGTTCAATAATTTTCATCAGATAATCAACAACGCAATCATAATATGTGAACTTAAGCCCCCTTCGTGATAATGTGTTTTTTACTTCAGTAAGGCGATTATTAATTATCTGTCGTAAGTTATCATCATTTAATGGGTTGAAATATATAATATCATTAAAACGATTTAAGAACTCAGGAGGGAATTTCTTCTTCAATTCTTTAGTAAGAATGTTTCGCTGATTTTTTTCTTCATCCTCATTAAAGCCAATACCCTTCCCAAGACTTGAAGCAGTTTTGGCACCCACATTAGATGTGGCAATGATTATAACATTCTTAAAATCAATTTTCATGCCAGTATTATCAGTAAGAAACCCTTCGTCAAGTACTTGCAAGAATAAATTATATATTTCAGTATCAGCCTTTTCAATTTCATCAAGAAGAAGCACACAATGTTTCTTGTTTTTAATTGCCTCTGTTAAAAGACCACCCTTCTCATAGCCGATATATCCCGGATTTGAACCAATAAGTTTGCCAACAGCAGTTTTATCTGTGTACTCAGACAAATCAAAACGAACAATTTTATTTTCATCGCCGAATAATTGTTCGGCTAACTTCTTGCCTATAAACGTATTATGACTCAAAATTCCATTACTATAATATCTATGATTACTATTTTCAGATAAAACCAAATCATACATATTATTATCCACATTTAAATTGTTTACAATAACAATAGTTTCAACCCCATCAATAGTCATAATTTTATCGCCTATCTCAAAATTTTTGGCGAATTTTTCATTCATGTTATTATCAAACAATATATGATTATCAGCACACCATAGCTCTTTATTGCCATTTGTTTTAATATAATACGTTAGATATGGGACTGTTTTAGTTATATTTTTAATATCAACCCATCCTTCATCTGTTTCAATTTCATAATCTTCAACATCCACTATATCAATAAATTTACGTTCTATTTTTTCCATGATAAGAATTCCAAACATTCATTTATTACATTATTTTCATTTTCCCTAAAATCACTTTCCCATACAGTCAAGACATTAAAACCGTTAAGTTCTGCAATGTTTTTTTTATAAGCATCATATTCCCACATTTCTTTTGATGTTTTTTGGGGTTGGAATGGATTAGGATAGTCTGTTGCTTTAAATAATTTTGGGTTTCCATGATATATATCACCATTGAATTCTATTATTTTACGTTGATTTAAATCTGTAAAATCAAAAATGTGATTAGAATCATTATGCCTAATATTATATTCACGATTTTTAGAACCATAAAATATATAATCACGTAAATCTTCATCACAATATTTTATTAATGTGTCGAATAAATTTTGTGATACCATTGAGTAACCAACATGTAAATTATTATTCTCATGTAATTTTCTTTGCCATTTTTTTTGCCTCTTTTCCCATATTTCCACCCCTCTTTCTATACCATATTTTTCTACACAAATATCTTTTGAAAATAGACGTTGTTTAGAACTAATATTTTTTATTGCTTCTTCTTCAGAAAAGCCCTGTTTTATCCAATATTCCTTGCAACGCCATGACCGTTCTCTTATTTTTTGAATATCACAATTAGCTATTTTAGAGTTTTTTTTCTGTATTTCACTAATATTTTTTATCGCTTCTTTTTCAGAAAAACCCCGTTTTATCCAATATTCTTTACATAAAATACTTTTTTCTTTAAAAAATTTATTAGCATCTTCCTTACCAAGTTTATCTATTATATCTTTTTTTGTAAATTTCACTCTTTGTTTACATTTTAGAGACCTATTACGTTGTTCTATACTGCTAAAATATCTTGCTTCTTCTTCAGAAAAGCCCTGTTTTATCCAATATTCTTTATAATTTTTATGTGTTTCTTTCCATTTATTTTCACTTTTTTCAGCCTCTTCTTTACCGAATAAACTGTGTATTCTAACCCATTTATTTGGTGGATTATGTCCAATACAATTAATATTTTCACATGTTTCTACGATTTTAGACCCCACACGATTTACATGATAGGATATTAATGACCCACATAATTGGCATATTGGCTGTGTATCTGATATCTTCTTATTACTATAAAAAAAACCTGCCATAAAAAATCTTATTTTAATATAAATATTTTCTACATTTGGAAAAACCGGGCATTTTTAATTATTTAATTTTTTTATAAAATTCTTCAATTGTAAGTGTTTCTATATCAAGCGTTTTTTTATTCCTGACTTTAATTAATGAATTACCTAAAATGCATTTACCAACTCCCGTTTTTCCAATAACAAAGAAACTTCCATAAGTTGCGCTGTTAGTGAAACCAACACGATTTCTTCTAATAGCATTGCAAATTTTGTCAATTGCTTCATCTTGGCCAATAACATATTCTTTCAATTTTTTATCAAGATTTGAAAGTGATTTCTTATCATTGGTATTAAGTTGAGCAAGAGGAATCTGCACAGACCTCGAAAATACTTCAAGGACATCATTTCTTGTAATTAATATCGGGTTTGTTTTAATTGCTTTTTTATGCTCCGCTTCAATTTCAATAATTTTTACCGTAAGTTCCTTTGATTTTTTTTCTTTGGCTTCAGCCTCATCAAATTTATCGTTTTTCTTTAATTTTTCAACTTCTTTATCAATTTCATTTCTCTCAGAATAAAGTTCATCAAGGTCATCTGACCTGAAAAAATCTATATGGAACTGTGCGCCAACCTCGTCGAGTATATCAATTGCTGAATCAGGAAGATTTCTTTCGGTAAGATATTTGTCTGAAAGTTCGCAACATGCAACAATTGCATCATCAGTATATTTTACTGAATGATATTTTTCATATTCAGGTTTTAAACCTTTTAGTATTTTAATTGTCTCATTTACTGATGGCGGGTCAATATTCACTTTTTGAAAACGACGGCTCATTGTAGGATTTGAATCTATGGTCGTGCGGTATCCCTTAAAATCTGTCGTGGCAATTATCTGAACGTCACCATTTTCCAACAAAGAACCCCACACATTACCGGAATCTTTTTCCATTGTACTTTTTTCAGCAAATACAGAGGACACATCGTCAATGAAGAGAATACAATCCTTAGTTTTCTTTAATTCAGCAATAAGATTATTAAGACGTTCTTCAAACATCCCCCTCCATTGTGTTCCCGCCACAAGACTTGTTGGATTCAACATAAGGATTCGTTTATTTCTAAGTTGTGCGGGCACTTTATAATCATTTATCATATGAGCCAAACCATGCACCAATGATGTTTTTCCAACACCGGCCCCGCCAACAATTATTACATTGTTTTTCTTTCTTCGACAAAGAATACGAATCATTTCATCAAGGTCATTTTCTCTACCAATGATGTTATCAATCTTCTTTTTTCTTGCAAGTTCAGTTATATCACTACAATAACCATCCAAAATAGAATTTACTGTTTTTTTACTGTTTTTAACAGTATTACCAGACAATAAATCAGAAAGTTCATTAAACGAACTGACCCCAATCACTTCAACTCTTCGTGTCGGTGTATAACTTGTTGTTGGAGCCATTTCTTCAACAGATTCATTTTCGTCATTATTAGCCTCATTTTTTATCATTTCAACTTTTTTCATGACAATTTTGTAATCAACGCCCGCACGATTAAAAACCTTTTTCACTGAATTATTTGGAATATGTTCACCCAGGAGAGCAAGAAGAACATGAATACTATTCATGGTTTTATCACCCAACCCTTCCATCTCTTTTTCAGCATATCCTAAAATATCTTCAGCATTCTTATCCAATCTTATTTCCCTGTTAGGGTTGACAGCGGACAACGCTTTTTTATTAAGGAGTTCAAAATATGTATCATGAATTGTATTTAATGCAAGCGATGTTAAATAATTGGTAAGGATTCCGTATGCATAACAGTCTTTTTTCTGTAAAAAAGCAAGCACAAAATATTCTACCGATATAATCGGTGAAGGTAGTTCCCTACTCAATGAGTTCTCAATAAATCCCAACAATTTCTTTAACTCATTAGAGAATTTCTCATTTTCCATGTACTTCATTATAAAAACTTGTTTTTCTGAAATAATTTAACTATTTTTACAACAAAAATCAATAGCATATGATATTAAAATCGGTTTATAATGAAAATACTTTAACTGAAAAAGTTTGGTATGATTCTTCATCCGTTGTATATTCGGAATTCATCGAACATGAGAACGATAATAATGGTGAATTGTTCGTTACATTTAAAAATGGGGGAACTTATCACTACAAAAATGTGGATATGGTTCGAGATTATGTAATGTTCAAAAACGGGGGTCTTGATGGGTCACAAGGTAAGGCTTTGAATCAGCACATTAAATCTAAGTATGAATTTGAAAAACTTGAGAATAAGGATGTACAGCTTCTTCTTGAAGAAATGAATAATACTATGACTGATATAGAAGCCAAATATAATACAATTTTTATTTCAGGGCATAGAAATATAACTGAAGAAGAATTCAATAAAAATTACTGTGAACGTATCCGTGGGGAACTAATTGCCAATCCCGAACTTATGTTCGTCATCGGTGATTATCATGGGGTTGATATAATGGCACAGAATTTCCTTTTAGACCAACTTGAGATTAACCCTGAAAAAGTCACTGTTTACCACATGTGGGATAAACCAAGAAATGCAAATCCTAAGGTAATTAATTTCAAAGGTGGATTTACAAGTGATAGTGAACGCGATGAGGCAATGACAAAAGCATCATACCGAGATATTGCTTTTGTTAGAGATAATAAAGTAATGTCAGGCACGGCAGAGAATATCCTACGTCGTTTTCTTATTGACTAACTATTTATTACGAAAATAATGCATTATAAACAATAAATTACAATGGAAAGATTACACAGAGAACAGCCTATGGTTGAGGATGTAAAGTTCACCCCTGTTGTTGAGCAGATGGGTGTTGAATATCGTGGTATGAAAGGAGGCGAAGTAGAAGTTGATAACCTCCCTGTTGACACTATGGAAGGACTCATGGTTTCAACTATGATTCCTGAGGGTTTTTATGCTAAACCTGCAGCACCTGCTGAGGAACCTGAGGATGAGCCTACAACAGAAGAAGATATATGAAGGGGAGGGACAGTGAAATTGTCCAATGATGTGCAGGCATCTACAGTTATTCAAATCGAAAAAGGGGTAAAATCTGAAGTTAACCTTAATGGTAAAACTATAACCGCCGGCGTTTTTACTGAAAGTAATGGTGAAGTACTTGAAGGTGCTTCAGACAGTTACACTTTTTGGGTTAAAGATGGAGGAGAACTTGTTATCGAAGGTGATGGTAATGTAGTTGCACAGGAAGCAACATACAGTATGGCTGTATGGGCTCAGGGTGGTAACGTAATTATCAAGGATGGTAAGTTCTACAATGGAGGTGATGGTTGTGACCTTATTTATGCGAGTGCAGGTGGTAAAGTATATATCTATGGTGGCGAATTCCACGCAACCAAACGCGAGGGAGGAGAGACCGGAACCAAAAATGAGTATTCCGCACTTAACATTAAGGACAAGGATAGAAATAATTCGGAGATTGTTGTTTATGGCGGTAAATTCTTTGGATTCAACCCAGCAAACAACGTATCAGAAGGACCAAATACTAATTTTGTTGCTGAGGGTTATAAATCAGTTGAAACAAGTGAAGGCGTTTGGGAAGTTATGGCTATCTAATAAGAAGATGAAATTAATTGAAAAGACAGCGTTAAACGCTGTCTTTTCTTTTATTCTTTAAAAACTATTTATTGAAAAAATCTGTGTTTTATGGGGAAGATACAATTAAGTGAAAATCAATTCAATGATTTCATATTAAATATTGTTAAAGAAAGTGTTGAACATTTTTTAGATAAATGGGAGTATGATAATCATGATGCGGGTCAGCAAAGATTAATGAATAATTATGATGGCGAGGCCATTGATGAAATGGATTCTACTATTGAACGTTATGGTTGGGAAATTGCGCCTATTATGAAAACAGTTGTTAGGAATGGTAAAGAATATACTGCCTATATTTGTATCCCTAAAGAAGGCGCACAGAGAATTGGCGATTGGGCTTATGTTGCAGGTGACTTGAATATGATAGCAAACAAATATGGTATGGTGGTTGAACATGGTCGTTACAAAGGTATTGTAACCAATACCCCTGAGATGGAAGAGAAACCTAAGAAAGTGAAAAGAGGGATGGAACCTGAGGCTACTGCCGATAAATCAGGTGCACATTTCTTTATAATCAAACCGCGTTCAGAATCAAATTTTTAATATGAGTAAACAAGCAGGATATCGTTATAAAGAGGCTATAAACGAGTCTCAGGAATCGGAGTCAATTAAGGCTGCGAGGAAACTTTATATGCAACGCCGTGGGGTGGATGAGACTGAAGCCGACAGATGGGTTCGTATTGACCTTCGTGGTGATATTCCTGCATTAAGAAGTAAACAAGGCGGAAAATTCATATTTGGTGTAACAAGAATGTTCCTTGATGGGGAAATCAGAAATGCTGAGACAATTGAAGGCATAAATACTGCTGTTCAATATGCATCATCAGAAGCGCATATAAAGGAGTATGATAGAAATCTTAATAACCTTTCAGCACAAGAGTTTATAAATAAGTTTGCTGACATGGCAAAAGCAGATTCGCAGGCAGATAGACAAGCACGTTCACAAGAAGAATATTTAGGTGATTCCGAATATCAAATAATTCCAATCAACTCATTTGATGAGGCATTACAATATCGGGATTATACAAGTTGGTGTATCACCCGATATGAAAATATGTATGATTCATATACTTCCAACGGAGTTGCACAATTTTATTTTTGCCTGAAAAATGGATTTGAAAATATTAAACCTATTGCAGGACACAACTGTCCTTTGGATGAATATGGGCTTTCAATGATTGCTGTTTGTGTTGACAAGGATGGACGTTTAAAAACATGTACTTGTAGATGGAACCATGACAAAGGGGGTAATGACCATGTTATGGGCACAAAACAGATAAGTCAAGTTATCAATAGAAATTTTTATGAGGTTTTTAAACCCAATGATAAATGGGAAATGGCTTTTCAAAAAATCAAAGCCGATTTAAAAGCTGGTAAAGAATATCATCAGATTTTTGAATTTGTTTCGTCCCCTTCTGAGGGTATTACCAAGGTAAAATATGCAAAACAATGGAATTTCCTTAATGAAAACCGTGAATTCATATCAGAAACGTGGTTTGACCTTGCAACTGATTTTGCCAACGGTATAGCCGGAATACGAATTGAAAATAAATGGAATTTCATTAACAAACAAGGTCAATATATTTCACAGGAATGGTTTGCCAATATAAGTTGGGTTGGTGGTTATGATATTGAGACAAAGCAACCTATATCTTGGATTCCTGTACAAAAATTTGGGGACCATTCTTGGTATTTTATGAATTATGATGGAAATTTTATGTCTGACCAAGGATGGGAAGAAATTGATTCGTTTTATAATGGATGGGCAAGAGTTAAATGGAAAACACAATTTAATTACATTAATGCTAATAATGAACTTATTAGTGATGAATGGTTTGTTGAAGCCAATCCTTTTCGTAATGGGTATGCGTGTGTGTACAGCAATAAAAGAGGATGGAATTGGTTGTCAACTCGCGGTAATCTGATTCTTCCTGACCATTACGCCGACTATTTAAAAAACTTTGATAAAGATGGCTATGCATTATTCAGACATGATGGTAAATGGGGTGTAATAACAAATGAATGCGAGGTTGTTGTTGAACCGCAATATCGTCATATAGATGGGGAAAATAGAGGGGTTGCGAGAGTAGAAAATGATGAGGGATTAAACAATTACATTTATATACCTACAGGCGAGATACTTCTTGATAAATGGGTTTCACAAGGTAGATTACCTCGTTTATATAAAAATTGTATATATGCTGAAGTTTACTGGAATGATAACGACCCATATCCAGAAGATGTGTTATTGAAAAAAATGACGGGAAGTTTTATGAGTAGATTTAGACACAATGAAAATAAAACAATCATTATATCCGAAAGACAGGCTGAATTACTTAAAGAACATATATTGAATGAAGGGCTTTCACAGATAGTATATCATTTTACATCTATTGATAGCCTTTATGGAATTGTTATCAATAATAAATTTTATTTAAAATCAGGTATTTTTGGTGGTGGCTCTGACCTTGGCGGTGGAAAACGTATGTTTTACCTATCAACCACAAGAAATAGGAACGCCAAAGAAGGCTATTCTTTTATGGGTAAAACAAGTGTGCGTATAACACTTGATGGTGAAAAACTTGCTCAGAAATATCATGGTCAACCTTTTAATTATTGGGGAGACGATTCTTTAGGCCGTATGAAATATCTTAATCCTGAAAAAGTAGGAATGCCAAAAAGATGGGGACCTGGAGTAGGCAGACATGCTGAAGATGAAACTGAAGACCGAGTATGGTCTTATAAAGCAACCATAGAAAATGCTCTTTCGTATATAAAAAGAGTTGATGTCTGTATTTTTAATGAGAATGAAATCACTGAACTTGATACGAGGATAGCAAATATGGAATCTCAAGGTAAGACTGAACTTGTTTATGCTTTGAAAAGGAAAAAAGAAACGCTTCTTCAGGAAAATGAAGAAATGAAACGAAAAGTATTTGATTTAAAACGTTCTTTAAAAGATAGGCTTTTCATATACGATAATGATGAAGCATTTGCATTTGGTGGTAATGGTTATGTTAACCCTGAATGGCTAAATGATTGGTCTAATGATGAGGGTATTAGGGATAGAATTGCTAATGCTTCCCAACATTCCAACTTCCGAACACAAGCAACGACAAAAAGAGCGTTGGCTGCTGCATTGGCCATTATGGTAGGGAAAATGTCACCAAAAGATTATAGAAAAGCAATCATCAGGTTTTGTGAACAATATGGTTTTAAAGACCTTATTGATAATGATATATTTAGAATGGTGACTGATTATATGTGGCGTTATTCAAATGATATTGCTTACATTGCATCGGAAATAAATCCTTCGTATAATCACAATAGGGAAGATATTGCGAAAATACAAAATATGCTTACACATTGGATGAGGAAAAACGGTTATTCATCATTAAGAGATATTAAACTTTTCGAGAATGAAGAAATAAAAAAAGTTCGTCAAGGAATGATTGCGTATGAGGAACATGAGCCTGATTATGAAATTGGGTTTGAAGGACCTGATGCATCTGACTATGCGCACATAATAAGTGAGGATGTTAATCCTGAAGATGTTGACCTTTCATCATTTGAAATTAAGAAAAAACTTAATCCAAAATTTTGGAAAGACAATAAACTTGATTCAAGAGTTAGGTTAAAATTACTTGATATTGCAGACGATTTTACTGATTTTCTTAATGTGAATTGGGTTAAACCTTCGGATATAACAATGACTGGTTCATTGGCGAATTATACTTGGAATGAAGAATATTCTGACATTGACCTTCATATTATATTGAATTATAAAGATGTTGATGAAAGAACGGATTTTGTTAAAAACTATTTTGATGCTAAGAAAAAAGAATGGAATGAAAAACATAAAGATATAAAGATTTATGGTTTCCCAGTCGAAGTATATGTACAAAATGAAAATGAGCCACACAAATCAAGTGGTGTATATTCGTTGGAAAAGAATGAGTGGGTAACAGAACCCGATGTAAATAACTTTAGTGAGGATGATTATGACAAAAATAACGTCAAAACAAAAGTTGCTGATTTCATGAATAAGATTGATGGACTTGAAAATGATTTTAATACAACTGATGACGAACATCAAATTGAAATAATTTTTGATGATGCCGAAAGTCTATTCAACGATATCAAGGATGAACGGAAAAATGCTTTTAAAGAAACAGATAAAGAACTTTCTGACGGAAATATTGTGTTCAAAACACTTAGAAGAAACGGATATATAGAAAAAATATCAGATTTAAAAAACAAAACATACGATAAAATTAACTCTTTAGATTAGTTTTCAAATATATAAGATATTTATTGCAAAATAAGGAAAAAAATATAATCGATTATATGGCTAATTTTGATGCTCAGCTCCAACGCATGCAAAGTCTGATGACTTATGGTGCTGTCAAAGAAAACAAGAAACAGGCAAGTGGCACTATGGAATATCATGCTATTGGTGCTGACGGTAAGGCTTACGGTATAATCCGTGAGAATCAGAAATTCTATATAAAAACAGCTCCGAAACAACACGAAATGGTTGCAGAGGCTTATGATTATATAGGAGGTTTCAACAACAAGAAACAATATGAGTATACTATGCTCAGCGATGCTAAGAAAAATTTCGACATGAAACTCATGGCAATCAAGGAATCTTATGCACCTAAAACAAATTTCTCTTTGTCAGATTTTGAGGTGAAAGGAGATGTCATGAGCGAGTGTGGTAAAAATATGATGAACGAAATTGCTCGTCAGCGGCAGATTATGAATAATGCTGCAGCAATCATGAACGAGGCATCAACAATAGGGTGTTCAAACACAGGAAATCCTGAAGCCCCAAAAACAACATCTTTCAACGCTAAAGTTGGCGAACCATTCGAAGAGACTGCAACAGCAGAACTTGATAAGGATTTCAACAAGACAGCATCTGACCCTGAGAAACAGGGTGAGCCATTCGGTGATAATGCAAAGACTGAGGAACCGAAAGATGCTGAATACGTACCAAGTGGGTCTGTAGCAAATCAGAAGCCAAAGGGTGGTAAAGTTGTTAAGGTTGATGAGTCCACCATGAAAGTTTGGGAGATGATGGCAAAACTCGACAAGAATTTCAATATCAATGAGGCTTGTGAGGAGTGGGGCTCATGTGGTCTTCCTTCTGATGAGGGTGTTGGTAGCCCTGAAGGACATCTTATGGAAGATGAGGAAATAGCAGGCCTTGATGATGAGGGAATGGAATTTGCGGAAGATGAATTTGAATCTGTAGAGGAAGAGATGCCTGAAATAGAAGGTGAAGAAGTTCCTGAAGCAGAGGAAGAATTCGATGAAGATGAATTTGATTTCGAAGAATTCGATGATGAGAATGCTGAAGGCGCAGAGCCTGAAGAGCCTGAAGAGGCTGAGGGTGCTGAAGAGGCTGAGGCAGACATGGAAAACCCCGAATCAAGCGAACTTGACGAACTCCGTGCTGAAATAGAATCTCTTAAGGCACAGCTCGCAGAACTTAAAGGCGAGGAACCTGAAATGGGTGAAGAACCGGTAGAAGATGACCTTGGAATTGAGGAACCTAATTTTGATGAAACTGAAATGGATGGCGCTGATGAATTTGCAGAAGAGCCTGAGATGGAAGACGAGCCTGCAGGTGAAGAAGTTGAAGAAACATTTGACCCTGAAATAGATGCTAACTATGAGGATGAACCTGATTTCGGACTTGATGAGGCGAGGAAGGCTGAACTTGAGTCGATAATCGAAGGACTTACTCAGAGATATCTTAACGAAGACAAACTTAATGTTTTTGGAAAACATCCGGGTTACAGAAAGAAGCCAATGACACTCCCTGCAACAGGTTCTGATGGTGACGAGAAAACAACTGATTGGAATGATGAGTCTGTTTATTCAGAACAGCCGTTCGGAGAGAAAATCGGAGACAGCGCACCATTTGAAAAGGCTATCGAAAAAATTGTTGATAGCGTAATGGAAGGAATTACTAAAAAAAAAATCTAACTGAAAGCGATATCGAAGAAAGGAAAGTATTGAAAGTGGGCTCGAAAGAGAAAGCACCTGCAATGCCTGAAGTTCCTGAGATTCCTGAAGCACCTGCAGATGATATGGGGGAAGACCCTATGATGGGAGGACCTGAAATGCCTGCAGCGGAAGAGGAAATGCCTGAAGTACCTGAAGTTCCCGAAACAGAGGGGGATGATGACAGCACAATGTCAATTATTAACCAACTTTCTGACGAAGATAGGGAATCGGTACGTGCTTATGCTGAAAGCATGTTAAATAAAAGTGAGGGTGAAAATGAAGAAACACCTGAAGTTCCCGAGACAGAAGACATTCCTCAGATGAATCCACAGGAAGGAAAACGTTTTACCAAGAAACAACTTAAAGAAGAGTTCGGTGTTAAACCTGAAGAGGATAGCGAAAAAAGAATGGTAAACAAAAAACGTACTGACATAAAAAAGGGGAATCCTTTCAATCCACCAAAATTTAACTAATATCAAGCCCACCAAACACGGTGGGCTTTTTTAATGATATAAACTATTTATATGAATAAAAGGAAATGTTATGGCTAAAACAATCTATATAACAGAAGCACAGTTAAATACGCTTAAAAAATATATTCAAGAAGAAGGAAACTCATTGGAGATTACTGTAACCCCTGATGAAGGTGAGACTGTGGATGATGCAATTGCAAATTCTAAGGAGAATATTGAACAGGTGGCAGGCTCTCAAGCCGCTGCTGATACCAAATTCACTTTAAAGGGTAATGCGTTCGAAGGAAAGACTTATACTAAAAAAGAGATTGAAAAAAGCCGTCTTCATAAGACATTGAAGGAAGGTAAAAAATATACAAAAGAAGAATTCACAAAACATATCCTTAACAAATGAGTAAAACAATCATCATAAACGAAAAGATATTGAACTCCCCTTTATTAAAGGAGGGGATTCTTCTTAATGAACTCCCTGATGATATCCGTCAACAATTAAAAAACAACGATACATCATTGGGCTCAAGCCCGGCATTTCCTGATGAATATGGCGATTCTTTCGATACTAAACTCACATTGAAACGTTTCGAGGAAACTAAGAAAATGCTTGAACGTATTGGGAAAATTGAAGGATGTGACAGTATTGAAAATGCATTGCCAATGCTTATTGAAAAATGTAAGAAAATAGAAGAACCAATTAAGGCTAATCTCGAAAAAATTGCATATAATTTTATTGTGGAACATTTTAATGTCCCTGAAGGTTCCATTAATTTTTCCACAGAACTTAAAGATAATCTTGAAGGCATTGGTATGAACGTAAGGGTTCAATCAGAGGATACTGATTTCGAGTTTGAAAATTCCGTTCATAAAAAAGAACTTAATGACGATATTAGAAAACGCAGGGTTATCAATGCACTCATGACCGGTGCGGCATTGAGGATATCTTCAAATATTAAACTGTACATCGCCGAGATATATGATTTGGAACCCAAACTCCCTGACTTATATCGAAAGATATTGGCATTGAATGATTATCTTCTTTTTACTAACATAAATGATGTACCTGAGGATAAAACAAATCAATTAGGTATGTCTAAAATAACAATTGGTAATGAAGAGACGAAATCAGAGGTTGTTGTTGAGGCTTGCATTTTTCCAATTCTTATATATGAAGAGGTGAGAGCATTTTTAGAACTTTCTGCAGCACATGGTCTTCCAATGAAAAAAGAAGAAGCGAATTATGTTATGTCCAAAGCAGATTATCTTCAGGCAGAACCTTGGGATATGAGGCTCGGTCCTGCCATGTGGGATAAATTGTCTGATATGATGGGTGATGTTGATTCCAAACTAATTCCTTATGTTTTTATGGAAATCTGTAAGTTAAAACCATCTAAATTCAACCTTCTTATGCAGGAAGTGCTTAGTGGAACAAAGAAAGGACATAGGGTTATACAAAATATTGTACAATATTGCACCGAAAATTACGAATACGATGATTTTCAAAATCGCATGAAAAAAATGAATGCTGATATTGCAATAATCAACGATGAATATATAAGGCCTGAGGAGTTATAGTTTTGTACATTAAAAACTATTTATCTACTAGACATTAAAACATTTAAAATCATGTTGAAATCAAATCTTACTGAGATAACAAAAAATAAAGTTGGAACCGGTCTTCTTTTGGAAAACGATGGCTACATTTCAATGTCTGAAGGAGAGAATAAAAAACTATTCGAATCTGTTAAGAAGATAAATGAGGGACTTAATGACGGTGAGTTTTACTGCCCTTATCCTTTTGTCGTACATGCTGTGTTCCAAAAATTTGGTATTGAAAACGCTAACGGGCGTATATATCCGGAAGATGTACTTAAAAAGCAAGTGGCGATATATCAGCAAAAGATAAACGAGAAACGCGCTTATGGGGAAACAAATCATCCGGATTCAAGAACATCAGTAAATCTTGACCTTGTTTCAATGAATATCCTTGAACTTCATTGGGAAGGACAGACACTTGTCGGACAACTTGAAGTAATCACAACACCGGGTTTTAGAAAGTATGGTATCGCAAGTTCAACAGGAGACCTTACAGCAAATTTACTTCTTCAGGGCCTTAAAATAGGCGTGTCTTCAAGAGGTGTTGGTTCTGTTGAACATAAATTTGGAAAGTACATAGTGGGGGACGATTATGAAATCATTTGTTGGGATTATGTTAGTGACCCAAGCACCAGAAATGCATGGGTTGACATCGAAAAAGAAAAATTAACCCCATATCTTGAAAATACGGAAAATAAAAAACCAATTCTTTCAGAGAATACAAAATTGGATAAATTTAGTAAATGGTTGAATGATTAATTAATTCATTTATTTCTATCTAAATTGTTCGTTTTTAGATATTTTCTGAAAATATATGATATTTATTTTAAAAATAATGTAAAAAATTGCTTGTTTTCTAATGAGTACAACTAATAAAAATAACAAAAAGACAGTTTCAGAGGCTCTCCTTGAAATGGATAAGGTGTCCAAAGCCCTCAAGGAAGAAAGCAAGGCTACTCTGTCTTCACTTCTCTCAGAGGCAATCAAAGAATATCTTAATGAAGAGATTGGTGCTGATGATGAGGAAGAGAAGGATGATGAATATTCAATCGAAGATGACGCTGCTGAGAATGAGAATGATGCTGACGAAACCACAGTAGATGATGAGGGTGCTGAAGAGGAAATACCTGCTGAGGAACCTGAGGCTAATGCTGAGGACCTGAATGAACCTGAGGAAGGTGATGGTGAAGAATGGTCAGGACTTGACGACTTCAAAGTAGATGATGAAACATACGATTTGACTACCGGCGAGAAAGGCGATGAAACACTCGTAAAGGTTTATAAACTCCTTAAGGATACAGACCAAGTAGTTGTCAAACAAGAGGGTGACAGCGTATCATTGAAGGATAATGAAACTGGTGCTGAGTATGTCATAAAGACCGGATGCGAAGAAGAGGCTCCTGTCGCTGAAGAAAACGAATTTGAGTTTGAATTTGATGACGAGGAAGAGACTCCTGAAGCAGAAGGCGAATTTAATAACGACGAAGAAGACGAAAAAGTAATGGAAGGAAAAGAAATGGTATACGAGATTGACCTCGGATACACAGACAACTACCAAGATAAGGACCCAATTCAAGGACTTAGCAACAACGAGCCTTCTAAGTCGGGAAAATCTTGGCACAAAGGCGTTCCAACAGGAACTGAAAAACCTTGGGCTTCTAAAGGTGATGATGCACCGTTTGAGGAAAAAGCCGCATGTAATGAAGAGGAATTGCTCACCGACATCGCTGCAGATGATATTGCAAGCGGAGAGGAGATGCCTGTAGAGGAAGGAACTAATGTAACCCTCCCTAACAGAAGAAAAAAAAGCAAGAGCCATTCAATGCAGCAGAAGGATTATCCAAAGGTTGCACATCATGATTCACAGAACGGAGACTATAAGGCTCTTGAGGAAATGGTGAAGAAACTTCAGAAGGAAAACAAGGAAATGAAGGCTATGATTCCTCAGATTAAGAAAGCGATGAATGAAAGTGTTCTTGTTAACTACAAACTTGGACGAATCGTTAAACTTATTTCTGAGAACGCAACAACAAGAAAAGAAAAGATTGATATCATCAATCGTTTCAATGAAAATGCTAAATCAATCAGCGAAACAAAGAGCCTCTACGAATCAATCAAGAGAGAACTTAACGCTTCAGCAAATTCAAAGAAACCTGTTCTTGAAAACAACGGAATCAAGGCTGAAAAACCACAGGTCGTTGAAACAACAGTATATCAGTCGAACGACCTTAAGGAAATGCTTGACTTCATGAAGAGAATGGAGAAATGCTAATCCTTAAAAAACAAATAAATAAGAATAAACAACATTAGAACATAATTATGGCTAACGAATTTTTAAGAAGTGGTCAGTTCGAAAGCATTGAACTGAACGAACAGAAGAAAGTTAGAGGAATGATTAACGAGCGTTGGGACAAGCTCGGACTTACTGCAGGTCTCGACGGATATATCAAAGATAATATCGCAGCCCTCTACGAGAATGAGGTTAAATACCTCCTTAATGAAGCAACTGCTTCTGACAACAGCGGCTCATTCGAGACTGTTGTATTCCCTATCATCCGCCGTGTATTCAGCAAGCTCCTTGCTAACGACCTCGTGTCAGTACAGGCAATGAACCTTCCTATCGGAAAACTTTTCTTCATCCTCCCTGTAACTTCAGAGCGTCAGTGGAGCGCAGAGGAAATGGCTGATGGTGTAACAGGTTCACACTACGGACTTATGGGTTATGAAAGAACTGACCGTAAGGATGGTTCACAGCACAACCGCTTCTATCTTCCTGATGAGGCTGTTAACGGTGTTGACAGAACTAACCCTGAGGTAACTCAGTACATGGAGAAGTCTCTTTATGACCTTTTCTACAACGATTTCCTTTATGATAACTCTAAGGGTAAAATCACTATCAAGGTTTCTGATAAGGTAACTCCTAAGAAATGGGATAAGGGTGTCCTCGCTGATGCTGCTGAAGATTTCTCAGATGTTCCTGTATTCGGTCTTGACGGTACTGTACGTAACGTAATCCTTGAGGTAGGTGGTTTCGCATCTTACAACGCAGGTAAACTTACAGGTCCTGACGGAAACGAAATGGATACTGAGGCATTCCTCGCATCTCTTAAGGTTATCGCTCCTGCTATCGACGGTGGTGAGAACGCTTCTTCTTTCGCAGAAGGTGAGTCTCTTCAGTTCCGCGTTGTAACTCAGAAGTATGGTAAGGGCATCGTAGAGTATGGCAACCCTTGCTCTGCAGAAGGTAAGATTCTCCTTGAGGTTGACCTTTCTAAGCCAGTTATCAAGCAGCAGGCAACTGTTGACGGTTATGTAGGTGTTCCTGCAGCAGCTCTCGCAGGTAAGAAGTTCCAGGTTGCTTGGGCTCAGTACGATTCACTCGAACTTGAGACTGAGATTGGTGAGGTTTCTTTCAAACTCGATTCAGTAACTGTATCAGTTGAGGAACGCAAACTTCGTGCTACTTGGTCTCCTGAACTCGCACAGGACGTTGCAGCATTCCATAACATCGACGCTGAGGCTGAGCTTACCGCTATCCTCTCAGAGCAGATTGCAGCAGAGATTGACCGTGAGATTCTCCGTGACCTCCGTAAACTCGCTCCATGGCAGGCTCGTTTCGATGTAAACGGTTGGAGACGTATGGCAGGTTATTCAACTAACTATACTCAGAAAGACTGGAATCAGGAACTTATCACTAAGGTAAATCAGATTTCTGCTCAGATTCAGAAGTCAACTCTCCGTGGTGGTGCTAACTGGCTCGTAGTTTCTTCAGAGATTAATGCTCTCCTTAACAACCTTGAGTATTTCCACGTAACTGACGCTTCAGCTGAGTCTGATACTTATAACATGGGTATCGAGCGCGTTGGTTCACTTCAGGGACGTTATCAGGTATATGTTGACCCATATGCTCCATCTTATTCACTTATCATGGGACACAAGGGTAAGTCACTCCTTGACACAGGATACATCTATGCACCATACGTGCCAATGCAGTTGACTCCAACAATGTATAATCCTTTCAACTTTGCACCTGTTAAGGGAATCATGACGAGGTACGCAAAGAAATGTGTTAACAACAAATTTTATGGAGGCATAAAGGTCGATGGCCTTGTAACATGGAACATTAACGAACTTCGCTAATCTAACTTGCTGAAAAGCAACTACTTATATAAAGGCTGTGAAATTAATCACAGCCTTTATTTTTGTATATTTTAATCCATTTAATTTTGTTTTTAATTGACGTTTTAGTGAACATTTCGTGTTATTTACCGATTTTTTGTTGTTTTAGTGAATAATTATTTGTATATTTACAAAAATAATAAATAAAAAATGTTTTTATGAGAGAATTTACCAATGAAGAAATAACTTCAATAATTGAAGATTATTCTAACAAAATTAGCACTGTTAAAATTTCTAAAAAGTTTAGAACATCACCACAAAAAATAAAAAACATATTAATGGATAACGGAATTGACATTCATGACCCATCTAAAACCGTAGGATTCACCCGTAAACCAAATAACTATTGGGAGAATAGGGATAATATATCCGAGGCTATGAAAAAATGTAAAACAAGAAGAGAGTTTTCACAAAAATATAGTCGTGCTTATTCTATTGCAAGAGAGAAAGGATGGTATGAAGAAATGGCAAATCTTTATTTTAATAAAGAGGATTCATTTAACAATTATACTGCCAAAATTCATATGGTTTATGCTTATGAATTTAAAGAATTAAACCATGTTTATGTGGGGAGAACATTGGATTTGAAGAGGAGACACCGTGAACATAGTAAAGATGAGAAAGATGGCGTTTTTAAATTTGCAAAAGATAATGGATGTAATATACCAAATGTTAGAATATTAGAAAAAGATTTAACAGCAGAAGAAAGTCAAATACAAGAAAATTTTTGGATTGAAGATTATTTAAGGCATAAATGGTTAATAATTAATAAATCATCAACAGGTATTAATAAAAGTTCATTGGGCGGTTCATTTAGAAAATGGAATTACGAAAAATGTAAGATAGCAGCCTCCAAATGCACAAGTAAAGAAGATTTTAAAAATAAATTTGTTGGCGCATATAATATTTCACGAAAATATGGGTGGATTTATGATTTTTTCGATTTTAACTTAAAAAAAGAAAACGGTTGTTTTAATACATTTGAACAATGTATTAATGAAATCAAAAAATATAAAACTCTTGGGGGAATCAGAAAAAATTATCCATTTTTATATCATAAAATATGTAAAAACAAATGGAATGATAAAGTTAGAGATATTTTGGGATATACCCCTAAACAGGTTTCAAAAAAAGTATATAAATTAAAAGATAAAGCAATAAAGGAAGAATATAAATTGTTGGATGTAAATACAAAAAATCTAAGTAATAAAGAACTCATTTTTTATTATATGATATATGCCCCATCAGTCAATATTTACCCTAAAATTTTGAATATAAGCAAATATGGGGAAAAAACTATTTTTGTGATAGAAGATAAAAAAATCGCATTCGTTGTTATTGGTGTTAATAACTATAGAAACAAAAAAATAAATATTGAAAATACATACGGATATTCAGTACATGTTATATATGATTGTGAAATAAACCCCATGGATTTCAAATTAGAAAATAAAATTGATTCCATTTTAAACATTAGGCGAGAACTTGGATGTATTACTTTAAATGCAAGAGATTGTAAAGTTGGAGAAATTTGTTCTCAATGCGCCAACGAATTTTTAAATACTAATCATATACAAGGTGAATGTAGTTCCACAATTTATTTGGGTGCAACATATGATAACATTTTAGTTGGCGTCATGACTTTTAAGAATGGTTCTTTAACTAATAAAGGATGGGAGTTAAATAGATTTGCAACAGATTTCCATTTTATAGTGAGAGGCTTGGGTAGTAAGATGTTTAAATATTTCATAAACCACTATAATGTTGATAGTGTAATATCATTTGCTGATAGAAGGTGGACATCTTCATTAAATAATGTTTACACCAAAATGGGGTTTGAATTCTGTCATATTACACCACCTTCATATAAATATCTATCCGTAGATACATCTGACTCCAAATTGTATAATAAATTTGGGTTTAGGAAACAAACGTTACTTAGAAAACATCCCGGCTTTCTAACCCCTGAAATGACAGAAACGGAAATGGCTAAGAAACTTGGTTACGATAAAATATGGGATTGCGGACTCATAAAGTATATATGGAAAAAACCTGAGGAATAAACCTCAGGTTTTCATTTTTTTTACATTATACACGAAATCGTGAACAGAGTGAGCGTTTTGCTGATATGTTCTGTAAGTCCATCTGCATTGTATCCTATGCTGATGTAAAGGTAGTTAAACAGAGCATTGCTGCTTAATTACCATCGTTTGGAATCAATTTGCTTCATAAAATTTGAAAGGAATTGTCTGTATTTTAGGGACACATCACCAAGATTATCAAGTTGCTCTTGAGGGATAACATCCAAATAGTCGTTTATTAAATAACGTGTAATTCTATTAATTTCAGTTAATTCATTCTGTACACCAGTATTCCCCCATGGCATATACTCTTCACTTTCTTTCAATACTTTCTTTACTGATTCAGAAATAACTTTTTTCAAGTCAGATTCTGTTAATCTTATTGTGTTTTTCTTCATATTTCACTATTTTCATATTTTTTATTGATGTCTTTCATTAAAATCTTGTTCGTCAGGAGTAAGATGCCTTTTCTTATAAGTATCCAAATCCCAATATCTATAATTATCTAATGCATAATCTAATTTTTTCTCAATATCATCTGCAACTTCATCATGTGACCTACCCCCAAATGTTGAATTAAATTTGTCTTTCTCATGACCTTTCAAAGAAACCAACTGTTTCTTTTTTCTTTGAACATAAGTTTGCACTTCAGAAAAAAGATTTTTTATTTTTTGCGCAAGAATTGGACCTTGCGTGTTTTCAGGTTGTTCATCATCTTTATACCAATGTTCATATGCTTCACCTTTCAATGCCTGTTGCATTTTATTACATGCTTCTTCAAAATCGTACATGGCACCATCAAGCATATCAACTCTGTTATCAGATTTCTTTACGGCATCTTCTGCAGTTCCCCAAGAGATTTCGTTTAAAATCCTTTTTGTTGATTCGACCAATATGTAATTAAATTCTTTCTCAGCCAGTTTCATAATTAAAACCCAATTATCTCCCTATAAATAGTTTAATGAAACTAAATGTGTTTTTCTTCTATATTGGATATTTATAGTAAATGGTTTATTGCATGAAAATTACTGAAAATCAACTCTATGAAATGTTCTCAAAGAGTGTTAACAAGATTTTGATGGAAGGGCCTTCACAACAGAATGGCCCGGATGTCGACGGAACATTTAATCAGGAGTATGTTGATAAGAATATAAAGAAACGTGGGCTTGTTGACCCGAGTCAAAATGGTAAAGCCAAGATTGATGGAAAATATGCAGCGGTAAAAGGAGGGAAAACGGCTTTAGGCGCTGCTGGTATGAGGGTTGGCACAGTTCTTGGTGCTGCGGCAATGGGTGCAATTGCGGGAGTTGGTGGTGCAACACTTGCTCTTGGAAACATTCTTAACATCGCAGGCCTTGGTATTCTTGTGGGTAACTATGTTTCTAACATAAATGCACTGAATAAGGTTTCAAAACTTGAATTCCCCAAGAACCCACAAAGCGCAATGAAATATGCAAGATATGCTGCTGCCGAGAGGGTTAATGCTCAACAGATTTGTCTTAACATTCAGCAGAATCTCAAAAATGCAATGAATGCGTGGAATCTTGTTTATACAGGAGAAACTTATGATTGGCAGACGCTTCTTAATACCATTAACAACCAAGGAGGACAGACAAAAGCACGTTTTAAGGACCGTGGTCAAACACAACAAATTGATGTTGATTTTGATAAAAATCTCACTGACAAAAATGCGGGACAGAACGAAAGCATTTATCATGGCGATTTGTTAGAAGCCACAGATTACGATAAAACAATAAAAAGCGTTGCTGAATTCAAGACCGATTTTCAGCAGGATAAAGCGGGGGGCGAACAGGTTCTTGTTGGACTTGGTGAAGCATATGTTAAATCATATGGAGTGTGGATGCAGTGGACACGTTATATTAACGTTCTTGTTCATAAATTTCAGAAATATGGAGTTACTTGGGAACGTGTAATTCATTCAAACAATGAGTTTGGTGTTAAAAACACATTGATTACATTTGCCAATGAATTGTTTGGTACTAAGATACCACTTCAGGGGCTTGATGGTAAGGAGGAATATCAGGGTAAATCTCAAACGAAAGAAATCATACTTCGCCTTGTTGCCAACAATTGGGGAACCGGTGCGAAATATGGACGTTACAAAGGAACATCATATACATTACTTCAGCAAGAAAAAACAAACAATTTCTTCGCACTTGAACCACTTGACTACACAACAATGCAGAGTAACGGAAGTTGGGTTGGGGGACGTTTGTATTCAAACCCACTTGGAAACGGTATGGTGGAGGTTATTAGAGTCAACAATGGACAAAATGCCCAAAACACTAATTTGGGACAATGCCCTGATTTTGATAATTTAAGCAAGGGACAGGGAATCACCTTCAATTATGCACCAAACATGGTTTCAAATACTACACAGGACCCTAATGGTAAAAACGTATATATATTGAAACCTAACGCCGCATTTAGTATGATTGTATTTGATGATTAAAAAACAATAATTACGTATGATAGAAAAATGGTATAGGGGACATGAAGGTTCAAGGCATGCACTTGACAATTTTGGGATAATATGGTTATCAGCCGACCCTGAATATGCTCAGTTATACGCCGATGAATATCCTGATGGAATTGTGTCAACAGTGTGGGTTGATATGGATAAACTTAATTATTTCGATAATTATTATGATAATAATTTTGATGTGTATGACCCCGACATGAGATTGGTTAGGGAATATATGGAAGAGGGTGGAAATTGTTATACCTTTCCCGTGGGAGATGGAATAGATGTTCTTGCATTAGTTTCAACAGAACCGGTAATAAAAGTAGAAAGAAAAATAGTTGAAAATATGAAACTTAATTACAATGATATTAGATATATCATGCACGAAGCAACAAAAAGAATTCTTTCAGAACGTTATAATCACATGAAAGAGGAAGATTTCAGTATCGATATATTTGAACTTGAAATTGACCCATCATTTGAAGAGGAACTTGATGACTATTCACGAATGGAAGGTGGTATGAATGAAGTTCATGTAATATGTACATTTAATTGTTTTGAAGGCCAAGAGGGTTCTTATGAACAGGAACCAATATCCCCATATTGCAATCTTGAAGATGTACAGCCGGGAAATAATGAAGGCCTTATGCAAAACATGTCTCCTGAATTGTTCGCAGCCGTAATTAACTCAGCTCTTGACTATGTTTGGAAGCATCAGCAAGAGTTTGAAGAGGATTTCATTACTGAGTGCGAACCGGACCCTATGGATTTCTTCGATGAGGATGAATATCGTTATAAAAAATTAGGATATTAATATTATGACAAGGGTAACTGATGATGTAAAATCATTATTTAAGAGAGTTCGAACACTTCTTGGTGCACCAATTAGAATGGTCGAAATAAGTGATGAAGAATTTTGTAATCTTCTTGATATTTGTATTGAAGATTATGCTTCAAAAGTTCAAAACTTTCTCATTGACACACAGTGGCAGTCTCTTTATGGGAAGAAAATTGATGCTACTGACTTTGCTCATGCCCTTTCAACAAGAACTTTTGATTATACCAAGGATTATTCATATTGGTTCTCCAAGGAAGTTGGATTACAACAGGAGGGACCTTGGGAATTGAAAAAAGATTTCTTTGAAATAGAGAAGGGTAAACAAGTTTATGTTGTTCCTTCAGGAAGAACCATCAATAAGGTTATGTGGGTTAATCCACCTGTATCGCAAGCAGCGTTGTTTGCTAACTATGGTGGTATTGATATTGGATTTGGTGGTGGTTTTGCACAACTTGGTGGTGGGGCTTATGGCCCTGTTGGGGGATTTTACACAGCGCCTGCAGCCGATGTTGCTTATCTTGCGACTGATATCCAATATAAGAACCGTCTTTTAAGGGGGGACCTCGTTTATAAAGTGACTGCAGGCCCTAACGGTACTCACCTTATTCATCTTATGTCAACGCCCGGTTCAAAACTTTCTTTTGGTTTCATGGGTGGTGTAAATGGTGGCATAGGACTTGTTGGATGTGAGGTTTGGTATACATATTATGATACAGTAACAAAAGAGGAAGAGGACCAATGTCGTCTCGATAATATCAATAATGTTGTATTGACGCCTGACCAAGTTCCATTGAATAAAATGGATTGGAATTATCTTAATGATGCAACAAAAACAATTATCAGACAACTTCTTGTTGCAAAAGCGAAAGAAACATTAGGTATCATACGAGGTACATTTAGTGGTAAAATCCATCTTCCACAGGCTGAAGCGCAAATGGATTATCAGATGTTGATAAATCAAGGACAAAGAGAGTATGAACAAGTAATGCAGACTCTTGAAAAACGCCTTGAAAAACTTACACCCGAATCAATAGCCGAGCGTGAAGCCAATATTGTTAAGAATACATTAGAGAGACAAAAGGGTACACCTTTGGGAATATATCTGTTTTAAATGATGGAGGGGGTGAACATATGGCCTCCTCTAAATCTTTATAATCAAAAGATTATACCCTATATTATTTTAGAAATATTTTGAATGATGGCTAATAAGAATAGAAACATATTTTCGGGCTTGAATGACGTTCTTTTTGGTAGTTCCATACCAAAAGAATTTAAGAAAACGACAACATATAATATCGGTAATTCAAACCCAGTTCTTTATTCAACCAATAGTAGAGAGGATTATGAACAGAAGAAACTTCAATTGAGGCAACAAAAACTCCTTTCCTATCAATGGGTGAAATCAGGCGTGGATAACATGCAGGATTCCCTTGCAGGTCTCACAAGTGTAAAACTTATGTACAGGGATGCTGACCTTATGTGCTCAGATACATATATTTCAAGTGCATTGGAGATTGTATCGGATGAGGCTTGCTGTATCAATTCCAAAGGAAAGATGCTTAATATCTATTCAAAATCAGAAAGAATAAAAGCAGTTCTTGAGGATTTGTTTGTTAACAGATTGGATGTTAATACAATACTTCCTGCAATATGTTATAACATGTTGAAATACGGTAACGAATATATGCTCTTTAACCTTAATATTGAAGAGGGTATTACAGGATGGAGAGAGATACCACCATATGATATGGAACGTTATGAAAACGGTATGGATAGTCCTTATGTTGCACCCGCCAATTTGGTTCATGGTAATGGTTTAAAACCAGAAGAAACTAAATTTGTGCGTGTAGGTAAGAATGAAAGTCTTCCTTATAGGAGTTGGCAAATCGCCCATTTCCGTTATTTAACCGACACATTTTTCCTCCCTTATGGAGTTTCTTATATACATAAGGCACGTAGGGCTTGGAGAATGTTGTCAATGATGGAAGACTCAATGTTGATATATCGTCTCGACAAAAGTGTTGAAAGAAGGGTATTCAAAATATATGTGGGCGCAATTGATGAACAGGATGTTCCTGCTTATGTACAGGATGTTGCTAACAATTTCAAACGCACACCGCTTATTGACCCCGCAACAGGACAACTCGACCTTAAAAAGGGGTATGCTGATGTGACTTCAGATTATTTCATCCCTGTCCGTTCTGAGAACGCCCCTAACCCAATTGAAACTCTTCCAAGTGCACAGAACAACACACAGATGGATGATATTGAATATATGAAGAATAAGGTTCTTGCAGCACTTCGATTGCCTAAAACTTTCTTGAATTTCCAAGAAGCACAAGGAAAGGGGCAAAATCTTTCTATCATGGATATTCGTTTCTGTAGAATGGTTAATAGGGTACAGCAATTCCTTATTATGGAGTTGAATAAGATTGCCATTACCCATCTATATCTTCTTGGTTTTGAAGATGACCTTACCAATTTCTCAATTACAATGAATAACCCATCGCCTCAGATAGAAGCACAGGAACTTGAAGATATTACTAAGAGGGCGACTGTGGCACAACAACTTCTTTCAGACCCAGGTAATGGAATCCAAATGTGGAGTCTTCATAGAGTTCTTAAAGAAATCATGAAGATGACAGATAAGGAAATTGCCGACAACCTTAATGAGATACGTCTTGAAAAGGCTCTTGCTGCGGAACTTATGAAGACAGAACAGATTATTAAGAGAACAGGCCTCTTCGACCCTATTGATAATATCTATGGCGAAATTGATGCTGAATATCAGGAAGGTAACCCTCAGGAAGGTGGTGGCATGGGTGCCGGTGGAGCCATGGGAGGCGGTGGATTCGGTGCAGGCCTTGGTGGTGGAATGGATGACATTGGAAGCGATGTTGACAGTCTCGGTGCCCCGGGAGCCGATACAAGTGGCGATATAGGCGGCGAAACAGGGACAGTTGATATGGGGGGAGCCGCTGCCGCTGATGCAGGAAATGCCACAATGGAAAACACAACAAAAAACAAGAATCTAATTCTCGAAAACATTTTTATGGGAAAGCATGATATCAAGAAATCGGTAATTAATGAATATATTAACCGCCTTAAAGAAAATGATATTGATGAAAACGAAAAGATGAACACCCGTGTTGATTTTGTCAGTGAAAATCTTATTCTAAATGAAACAACCCAATCACTTTTAGATGGGCTTTCCAAAAGATTGAATGAGATTGATAAGGAAGGTGATAATGTTCTTTAACAGACTATTTATTGTAAATTAAAAACGAAATTCATTATGAAAAAAAACATATTATACGAATCAGTATCTAATGTCAACGACCTCGATACCCTTAATGAAATGAAAAACAAATTCATCTCTCTTTGCGAAAAGAGAGAAAAAGAGTTAAATGTTATTGCAGAGGCTGAAAATCTTAATACAAACTCATTTCTTTTTATTAAAGAAAGTTTTGCGAGTCTTTGCCCATCACTTATTAAAACAAAAAAAGGGGCTGCACTTATTAAAAAATATGTCAAGGAACATAAAGAAAATAAAGACCTTCGGAAAATGTTCAACATTTATGAGAATATCACATCAATTGATAACACCATCAATGTTGAAACATTCGTGAATGAAATGAAAACAATGGTGGGAGACCTTGATTTTGACTCTTTAAATGAGGGTATTTCACGTTTAAATACAATTTTGAAGCAAGGATACATTGAAGTTGGAGAAGAGGCTAAAAACGCCGTTTCTGCACATAATAACAGGGTATTGGATGAATCAGTAAACTATGTCTTCGGAAATACCAAGAAACTCGACAACATGGCCCGTTATAATCTATGTGTTAATGAGATTAAAAAATTTGTTGCTGAAAACAAGATAAATCCTCTTTCATTCAAGAGCAATACCAATTTAGATAATCTTGTTGAAGAATTTAACAATCGTTTTTCCGCAGATATAATTGGAGAGAAGAATTTTGCTCTCATTAAGGAAATTCATGAATGTGAGAATAAAAACGAGATTTTTGAAAAGTATAAGAACGAGTGTATTAACAAAATTAACGAAGCAATTAATGCTAACATCAGTCAGGAAACATGTAATCAACTCGTTGAATTCAGAACTCGCCTAACAAAAAAAGAATACAACCCTGAAACTTTGGGAATGGATATCACAAATTTCATTGAACTTGGAGAAACTGTTTCAGAATAAAGAAAAGCCTGAGAAAATCTCAGGCTTTTTTATTTTATATAAATTTTTAAATCTTCTGATATCGGAACGATAAGTTTTCCTTGCGGAAAATCCACACCTTCCTCAGTAAGATTTCCGTGGAAATCTATCGTAAACTGCCCCTTATATACCCCGCTTTCCTTTGTATCACGTTCTCTCCAACGATATTCAATTACATATTTTTCTTCACATCCATCTGTTTTTGCGAGAATAACATTACAAGGCGCTTTAGATATTTTCAATACATCAGTATCTACATTCCACATTGAAAATGTTATTGTAGCATCCTGTAATGATTTATTAATGATATCCGATTTAAGGAAATCAGTTCTTCCATCATTTATTAATTCAATTCTGAGGTACGGAGCGGTAGCCCCCTTTATAATAAAAAATTCTTGATTCATGCCAATATATTTTCCTTATAAATAGTTTTCTTCTCAGGTTTATTGATTGCAAAGCCACTGTAATTGATTGTCTTCTTAAATTCTTTGAATAATTTTGGTGACAGTGAAATTGTTTCATCAAGAAGTTCTGAAGCGGTAGCACCTTTTGTTTGCTTTAAATGACATTGAACCGATAGATAAGATTTCTTACCAATTTTCATTCGTTCATAAGGTATTTCAACAGAACAGATATAATTCTTTTCAAAAATAGGATTTTGATTAATGAAATTTTTTATATTATCATTAATTGATTTTTCCATGAAATCAGTATCCTCTTTATATTCATCTTTCTGCTGAAACGGAGTAACAAATACCCCGGTTTCAATATACACACTTGTGGGTTTTTCCCTATTAAGCATACCTATTTTAATTTTGAATCCGTCATCTTCAAATTTCTTTTCAATACCCAAACGTTTAGCCATCTTAAAAATATATTTCCCTATTAATATAGGGAAATATATTCAAAAAGTCAAGAGGTAATAATGGAAAATTTAAAAAAAATGAAGGGAGGTCTTCTTCATGAAGAGCCTCCCCAGTCTTAATACGTAAGTATTTGACCTCAGCCAATCTGAGATTTAACTATGTTGTTAGTGTGCGTAAGTATTTTCGTATATACGAAGCCTACTCACCAAAATAGTTCAGAATTGTGTTGATAATCGGATTTCTAACCACATCTTCTTCCCCGAATTCAACGATTCCCATTCTATCATCAGGGTATTCTTTAACTTTTTCAATTATATAATTGAGTCCTGATGTTTCCTTTTTAAGTTTTGGGTGGTCAATTTGGTCTGTATCACCCATTATAATAAATTTTGCATTATATGATATTCTTGTCAACAAGGTTTTCATCCCCCGTATTGTTAGATTTTGCATTTCATCGCCCAAAACAATACAGTTTTTGAGATTTACGCCTCTTAAAAAAGATATTGGCATGTATTCTATATAACCTTGTTCAAATAACTTTTCTCTACTTCCTTTCCCAATTAACTCATCTATAACAATTTGAAAACTCATCATACTTGGATAGAGTTTCTCATTCACAGTTCCCGGTAACAAACCCAAAGGTTCTTCACTCTGTATTGAACTTGTTACAAGATATATTTTTTCAAATTCTTCTTTTTCTTTTAAAAGTTCCAAGGCCTTGCAAACAGCGACGTAAGTTTTCCCACAGCCCGCTTTACCTTTCACAAACACCATTTCAACATTATCATTATCAATGAGGTTTGCATAGTCCTTCTGTTTCTTGTTCTTGCACTTTAATCTCACCTTATAGGGGAGTTTCTTTTGAGGGATGTAGAGTTCTTCCTCGTTTGGTAACACCACCTCAGTCTTCTTTTTCTTTCCCATTAAAAATTGGTTTCTGTCAATTATTTTGTTTATTCCGGAATAATTGCTTCTGATAATAAATATCATATATTGATTGAATATTTTGTCATGGAAGATATCAAAAACAAAGAAAAAAGTTCCTATTTTACCTAACTATTTATATATAAATTACTTGATTGGTTATGATAAAACACACTTTTTTAGATAAATGTTGTACCATTGTCATGGGTTCTGATTTGAACACAGGATTGAACCCTGTTGCTGAATTGAATTGTGGTAATGGCGTGTCGAGGGCGTTAATTCATTTTGATATTGAAGGGCTTAAAAAAATGGAAAAAGAGAAACGTTTTCCAAATAGAAACAGCCTTAAACACATATTACACCTTACCAATTGTGGTTCTGTAAATAATGATGTTCATAATCAAACCCTCACCTCATCAGGATGTATATCTAAAGAAAGAGCAACTTCATTCGATGTTATTTTATTTAAAGTTCCAATGGAATGGGATAATGGTAAAGGCGTTGATTTTAAAACTGATTTTTGGATAACTGACAATCATAAATATTCAACATCCGGTTGTAATTGGTTTCAACCTAAAAACGGCTATTTGTGGGAAGAAGAAGGAATATATACCTCTCATAACCTTTCACTTGAATATGATAAGTTTTCAGCAGGTGAGGATAGTCTGATTATATCCAGACAACATTTTGATATTGGTAATGAAAATTTTACTTTCGATATTACTGATTATGTAAATGACCTTATTGATGAAAAAGAAGAAAATTACGGTCTCTGTCTTGCTTTTTCACCATTAGCGGAAATGAGTGAAACTGAGAAAACACAATATATTGGTTTCTTTGGGCCTTATACCAATACTTTTTTCCACCCATACCTTGAAACAACATATTACGAACCGATAAAAGACAATAGGAATAACTTCCATATTGGTGCTTTAAATCGTCTTTATTTCTATTGCGATGGTTTCAATTTGGATGAAATGCCAGTGTGCAAAATTGAGGGACTTAATGAGGCAATCAAGGTATATCAACAAACAACAGGGGTGTATTACGCTGAACTTGTAATACCGATGGAATATGTTGAAGAAAATACAATTATGTACGACATATGGGATAATATCATCATAGAAGGAAAACTCCAACCATCATTTGAAAATGAATTCGTTGTTTTAGGCCCTAAAAAATTGTTCGGACACAGGGGTAACAATGAAGGTACATACATACCTTATACAACAGGTATTAACGATGATGAAAAATTGGCAATAGGAGAAACGAGGGAGGTTGAAATTACGTTCCGTAAAAAGTATTCAACCAATGAATATAAAGTATTTGATGATTCAGAATATCGTTTATACTGTATGGATGGCAGCAAAGAACTCATTGTTTTTGACTGGCAGCCGATAGACTCATACCCTTCATCCAATAGTTTCATGTTAGACACGAATAACTTGATACCAAATAGGTATATTGTTGACATCAGAAAAGGAAACGATTATTTCAAGGATGTACTACGTTTTGAAGTGGTAAGCAACGTCAATAACAAATACATTTAAAAATAAATCATATGAGACTTACCCAAAATGATATAAGATATATAATTAACGAATCATCGAAAAGAATCCTTAATGAAATTAGCATTAAGGATTCCTATTTGCGTTTCTATCAAGATATAAAACAAACTGTTTTCAATTTAATTGTTGGAAAACTTAATGGAGGTACTTTAAACTATAATAACAATGCTGTTTTATTACCCGAAACAAAATGGGCTTTGCAGATATATAGAAAAAGTGGAGATATTGAAAAAGAAAGATTCCTTGAAGATATATACAAATTAAAAAATTCCGATGGGACAGGTTATCTTGACATATTCATTCGTTTAAAAAACAGAAGAATGATATCAGGACCTGATGCAGACCTTAACAAATATAAAACAATCGGCGAACTTGGAAGATTTGTTAATTCTTTTGATTTAGATACTGTAATGGATAGGACTAAGGGTGAGATGTCAAATGCCGTTAATTCAGCAGCAAACGATATTGAAATCCCCTATGAGGATGAGGTTTGGAAAGTTGTTATTCCAAAAACATATGAGGCGTCATGCTATTGGGGAAAGGGTAGTGAATGGTGCACCGCAACAAGAGAAACTGATAAATATTACCGTACATATTCAAGCCAAGGCCCGCTTTATATAAACATTAATAAAACAAATTCAGCCGAAAAATATCAGTTTCATTTCGAATCAAAACAATTCATGGATATAGACGATGTTGAAATTGATACCCCTATTTTTACTACTATAGGCGCTACCGAGGGTCTTATTAACTTTTACTCCAAAATACGTTCTGCAGATGATATAATGAATATGAAATATGAGCCACTTGGTGATGGGTGTTGGTTAATAGAAAAGAAGGGGAAATATAATATAATTAATAAAGAGCAATATCCGTTGTGCGATTTATGGTTTGATGATATGGGCTACTTCTATGGTGGATACATGAAAATTCGTATCGGCGCAGCGATAAACTATATTAATACCCAAGGAGATATATTAAGTGAAGAATGGTTTGATACCTGCACCAATTTTTCAAGGGGATGGGCAGGAGTCGGTAAGAAAATAGGAAATCGGACATTGTGGAATGTACTGTTTGATGATGGAACAATCGGTTGTGACTTCATGTGGTTTGATAACATTATAGGAATGAATCATTTATTGGGAAAATGTGAAAAAGATGGTATATTTCTTAATTTATATAAAGACAAACGACTTGTTGGTGCGAATAAAAACCATATAATAGCAATCAATTCTCTTGAGGAATTTTACACATATCGTAAATATATTTTTAAGGAGTATGTTAGAATGCGTAAAGAGGCTGAGGAAATGATGATGAACAGAAATTTCCAAAATCTCGAATTTAAAGAAGTGTATACTACGGAGTACATACGTAGGTCTTTGGGAATCGCCCCTGACTACCATATTAAACAAAACGATTTAGAAAAATAAAGGTTGGCCATTGGCCAACCTTTGAATTTAAAATGGAAGTTCATCACCATTTAAACGCATTTTCTCATTTTCTTCCTTTATTTGTTTTAATATTTTTATCCTCCAATCAATAATATCATTTAATTTGGATAAAAATATTTCATAATCCATCTTTAATTCTTCAGCCATTGTCTGCATTAATAGTCTGAAATTGAAAGTTGTATGTTTTTCAAAAAGAACATCAAACTTATACGCAAAACTGTGTTCATAGAACATTTTTTCCTCCACAATTAGACGAGTTTCTTCATTATCATCAACACATTTTTTAAGTTTTTCATCATCAGATAATACGTTTGTCAGCATATAGCCTGCGAAATAATAATCAGCCCACGCTGTTTTTTCTTCTTTAGTAAGTTTTTCATTGCCCATAACACGATAGAAAATCTGTTCATCGAAATGAGTATCATCAAATGCCATGATACCGTAAGTTTTCCACAAGTATGCAAGGAGAACCGTGAAATCTGAGCCACAGTATCGCGCAATTGTCAAATAATCATCATCTTCAGTTGAATATAAAGTCAGTTGGCTATCACCGTATGCGATATACGGAAGAATTTCCCCTGATTCATTTTTTGGGGTTATAACCAAATTTTCATCATTTTTTAATTCACCAAGTGTTCTAACACGGTGAAAATATACATCAATTCCCATATTTTTTTAAAAAAATATGGGAATTGAAACAAAATGTAAAGAATTAGTTTATTCTCACGTTCTTACTTAGAATTTCATTAAGGTCGTAATTGAAGAAACTTTCATTTCCTGATGGGAGAATTGTTGGCATTCCCGGATATGGGTGAGCGTGTTCTTTAAACATCCTAAGGAAATATCTTAAAAACTCAACAAGCGTATCACCATATGGGAGGACATGTGCTTTTTTCATAATATTCTCCATTTCCTCATCACTTATGAGTTCTTCATTATCCACAGTATTGAAATATGTTTTACCCTCATTTGATATAAGATTAATTTGGTCCGCCACAAGAGTCGCAGTACTATTATATTTGTGGTCAAACCCGGTGAGGTCATTTTTAACGGTTTTAGGAGTCTCACTGTATTTCATTTTCAAATAAGCAGGAGAGATGCGATTAAAACTCTGCCCTATTAAAGAGTTTGCATCTTCGATTCTTGCACCGCAACGAATTCTGATATCATCCTCTTTCATGATAATATCGCACCCTTTACGACCATAAAAGCCTATATCTTCAGTATCACAAAAAGCCCCTTTTGAATCAGGTATTCTATCATGAGCAACTTCGGGTTTAATAAATGTGTCGGGATACATTGAAAGAGCCCCTTCTGAATACCCATCATAATTCATCATCTGAGGTTGCGATATAATTGGCCCAATATAATATCTATTGGTATTGCCATCATTGACGCCTGTTAGGAGAACCAATACAGCCTCCCCAACTTTAGGTATCACATGAAATATTTTTGGAAGAAGAGGATAAGCATATGGTATCTCAGCAATTGTTTTTCTATCATCCTCAGGATATAAACGAACTTTAATTCTATCCCCCTTCTGTTCATCAGATACTGAGATTACTTCACATATCTTAATTATAATATTACCATTAATCATCGCATAATTCCATTTCCCGATACCGGCATTATATTATTCGAAGTTACTATCACAGGGCCTCCTGAATTAGCACCCGTACCTATTGTTGTAATTCCCCCAGGAGGTATTGCAATTTCAACTTTGCCTTCCATTTTAAGAGCATTAACAATTTCATCCGCAACAACATAAAACATTTGGTTCATTAGGTTGGGACTTCCATCAATATTAACCCCAACAGGGGCACCAAAGTCTTGTTGCCTTGTAATGATTCGAGAGGCAATAAGCATTGGTGACAACCCCGGTCTTTTTATTGTTGAACAAATCAACATGATGGCGGGTACAGGAATGAGCGGAATGCTCATTTTATTCATTATAAACGATGAAACGTTTTGTATTATACTTGTGATACTCATATTTAACAATTTGTATTTGAAACAGGAGTCTGTTTTAATTTTTCAAGTTCAGGGTCAATATCAGCATAATTAACTTGGTCAAGACGATTTCCATTACCAATACCGTTGCCACTATAATTAATGTCAAGACGATTATAAGCGCCAATACATGCAATCAACATATCTTCAATAAGTTTACGGTAGGCTTCAAGTTGTTCCATAACAATGCGAAGAGTAAAAATAGTTAAAAGAGGGGTTAGTTTTTCTATGACCCAACTATATAACATTTCAACAATCATATCCTTAATTGATTTTATCACATTTGTAATAATATTCATAAAATATGGAAGGACATCATTAAATGTTACTATCTTTTTACCAAGTTCAAGAGGGTTACCCATTATTTCCGTGTTCAGAAGTATGATGGTCATAACTTTAGGAGTAAACAACGGCCTAATTAAAGGATATACAAGCATCCTAATAAGTTCAAATTGCCAATCATAGTTGAATTTCCATGAATTAGCAACCTTTGGATTTGATGAGCCATCAACAACCGATTTGGTTACACCTGAAAGTACATTTGATATAGTTGTTTTCGTATTCTCAGCCTCAGTACCAGAATCAATAACCCCAATCTGAGACATTAAATCATTTGTAATTTCAGTATTGTAATCAGCGTTCTGACGACGTTTTAAAGCATTTTGAATCATGCTATCATATTCGTCATTAGAAAAGGTAAAATAACAATCATCTATTTCAGTATCTGATGTTTCAATGACTTTCTGAATTATATTATCAATGACTTCATTTAAAACCTCACTATCACGAGTGACAGAGAAGTTAAAAGAAAAATTACCTTGTCCAAATGTATTACCGACAATTTGTGAAAGATAAGTCTTAGCATCATATAATTTGATACTCATCAAAAAGTCATGATTAAACTCAAAAATTGTTTTATTGATTTTCAATATGTCACTAACATTTTCCTTTTTACCTGTAAGTTTCCTTGTTTTATAATAATTGCTTGCCGCTAATCTAAATTGAAATGAATCTGATTTAATGCCATCCCCATCAAGATAACGCACTTCAAGAATTTGGCGTTTTTTATAATTAGCCGTTTCGTTATATGCTGCAAGATAAGCATTGTCAAACGGTACCACACCATTTTCACCTTTATAAAGTGTTACACCCATTGAATTTTTAAAACCATCTTTTTTTGTAAAAAAACTCTCAGGTTTACGTTCATATTTGGTATAAGGACGGGTTTTGTAACGGTTATCCCACATCAGTTTATTGCGTTCACTGAGATTTGCGTAAACACCTTTATTTTTAACAAACCACAAGAAAGCATTAAAGTCATCATGTTTCCATAAATCTTTTGTAGAAAGAGGTATTTCTTTCCACATGTACTTTCTTTCATCAACAACAATATAATCGCCGGCATAATCAGTTGGAACTGTATCTTGTGGTATGGGAGTTACATCTTCAGGTAGTGCACCATCTTCAATTCTTGAATAAGAAAACTCACCCGTATGACAAGACATATAATTTGACCTCGCAACAACAGAATCATCTGTAGGACAATTTCCCAGTACACCAGTAAAGTCAAGAGATGATAATGGTATTGTAACACCTTCGCCACTAAAATTTATTGATTTTGTGGAATCAGATAAAAATTGTGCACCGCCGATTAATCTATCCGGAATTATTGGACTCATTTCACAAGTTAATATACTTGTAAGATTTGCTTCCAAAACCATCTTTACAGTTTCTTCTATCCCTTGTAACCATGTCGAATTAGGGTCTGAAAGTTTATCACTAATTCCCTCGATAATCATTTCATCCAACGGTTTATCCGAGCACATATTAAAAAGTGCTGTAAGCAAATCAAAAGAACAGGTAAACCCACTTTCACTCACACCGAATGAAAATGGGAATTGTTCTACCATTGTCTGTGCTGCAGCAACGGACCCAAAAACTTGGGTTATTGATTTGTTGGAAACCTTGCTTGCCATTAATTGTTGTTGTTCTTCAAATTATATTCTTGAGGCCCATCATTATCCATATCTTTAATCTGTTTCTTAAGGGCCGTAATATCTAATTTTGTTACCTTACCAAGTGAAGGGTCATCCAATGTTTTATCAACATCACCTTTATTTTTAATGATTTCACCCATGAACTTAGCGATATCAAATTTCATTGTAATTGCTTTCGCTTTATCACCCATAAGGTCATGAACCGCCTTGAAATATTTTGTTTTTTCATCCAAAGTAACATCCGAAAGGTTTGTTGAATTGGATAGTTTGCTTAATTCGTTTTGTATCTCATTGAAATGTTTTACAGATTGGTCATAAATTTCTTGCAGAAGCAATTCAAGTTTCTCAATGGAATTAAGTTTAAGTATGTAATTTTTAGCCATAGTTTCCTTTTTACCAATAAATAGTTATAGAGTCAAAACTCCTATTCCAAAACATCATTCTTAATTAATTTATAAAGAACTTTATATTTTTTCATGCTATCACGTATTTCTTTCGTTCCAAGCAATGTTGTTTCTCTAACGAAGGAGAGAAAAGAACTTTTATTAAGTTTATTACTCCCGTTTTCAACAAGAACCTCTTCCCAATTGTCAAGAATATCAGTTAACGCCATACCTACCTTCAGTTCATTCTCATTGAGCCCTTCACGTTGTTCAACAATTTTTTTAATTTCATTGGACATTTCTATTATAATTTTGGGGGCCGCAACTTTAAATGCATTTTGTTCATCAACAAATTTTTCCTCCAACCCAAGGTCTTCAACAAACTCCTCATACGAAAGGTCGCGTACTTTATGCTTATTAAATTGATTATTCTTATATATAAGATAATTTTTACAAACCGTACCACAATATGAATAAGCCTTAGTTCCTTTGTCGGGACTGAAATTATTCAACTTAGTCAGCATGAAAGACATTGTGTCATCAAATGTCTCCTGAAACTCTTCATCAGGAACATAAAGATTATATCGTCTGATAATTGATTCAACCATTTTTGTAAAGGCAGGACGAAGAACAATGTTGAATATTTTTTCTCGTTCATCATCATCATACGTATTAAGATAATCAACAACAGCCTGTTCCTGTTCCTCATAAAAGTACCCCTTACGTTCGTTCTTTGGTTTTCTACCACGTTTTGCCATTTTATATCTAAATGTTTTTTTAATATAAAGACAACATCAAAAACTTCTACACGCAAACGCACGTACTTTCCATCAATCATTCCAATAAAGGAATCTTACCTTTTTAAGATGCTGAAAAAGGGCGTGAAAACACGCCCTTATTATATCTTATTATTCGTTAGGGGTGCCCTCGTATTTCTTCTTACGGTCAGTTTTATAAACATACTCTTCCTGAGCAACATTAAACCAAAAATCAATTTCAGCCTGAGCCATTTGCTGATATTCTGAAGTAAGAGAACCCATTCTATTTACAATATGTTCATAACCAACCTTAGGAATTACATAAACCTTTTTTCCATTGTGCACATAGCGGAGAAGCATTTCATACCAAAAGAAAACCTTGATACTATTCTTCACCCCACCAATTGCCAAGAAATCACTTTTTCTAAAAACACCACCAGAAACAATGAAATTGAAATGGGACTTTAAACTATGCTCATCAATATATCCCAATTCTTCAGAGAAAGCAGAAGCCCACACCGGTTCATTAGCATAAGCAACCGCACCTGCTTCACGCCTATTGAAATCCATTACTTCAATGAGTGGGAGGTACAGAGAAACATTCTCCAAAAAAGGTATATTCCTCTCAACTTCTTCCAACCACAGAGGTGTGAAATTATCATCAAATTCAAGAACTGTGAAATATTCGGTCTTCACATCCTTGACTGCTTTATTGATTTGGAACGGAAGGTCAACGTTCTTTGAATTTGAAAGATAAAGAACCTCACGACCACCAAAATTATACTCCTTAACAACCTTGATGGCAGAATCAGGACCCACGAAAATCAACGCAGCCTCTTCCCTGACATCGGCCTCAAGCACACTATTCAATGATTTATCATACATTTCTTTATGAGCCTCATTGTAGTCAACCAATGGTACAATTATAGTTAAATTTTTCATATATTACTCGTTGTTTTCGTTATTATTTTTCATTCCGCTTAAAAGCTGACGGTATTCATTTGCACGTGTTGCAACAATTGTATCGACAACCCCTTTTTGAATATCAGACTTTTGAATTTCAGGGTCAAAGATATTTTCAAGTTTCTTATAAACCTCTACAAATTCATCCTTAATCTCATTCTTAGTCCAACCCCTAATTACCGATGCCAAAATATCATGGAGGTTTTCGAAATTATCAAACCAAATAATATCGTTGCGGATTTCACCATTTTCAATCATCCAATCAGGGACAACATCAGGAAGTTTTGCAATAAGAATGTTACCTGATTTTAAAGCCTGCAATGCTGTCGTGGCATTCGAGGTATCATCATCAGCCCATACTGCAATAGCACCTTCTCTAAGAACATTAGGATAAAGTTCAGGGGTCATAGGAGAACTCATATCACGGAAAGAAACCCATTTATATGCCGGATATTTCCAATAAAATGGTTTAAGAACCTTATTAAGGTCATTCCTATCTCTTGTGAGAAGATTTACAATAAGTTTCTTAGGTTTATCATCGGTGAAGAAACTCTTTCTTACTGCAGGTCTAATAATATGTGTTCTAAGGCCCGGGAAATAACTCTGAAGTAATGTTCCCACCTGTTGGTTAGGTACTATTGCATCAAAAATACCAAAATCAGACCATGATGCTCCGGCCGGAATAAATTCATAAAGGAATTCAGGGTTATGACAAACAGCAACACGACGACAAGGAAGTTCCTTGGTTTGAATCATGACATTACTATACACCTCAGGTATGAACAAGAAATCAGCTGCAGTTATCGCAACATTAGCAGTTTCAACATTTTCATGAGGAAGAACAGCATATTTTTCCCCAAGCCAATCAAATGGACCAACAAAATCCTGCTCCTGATGAAGCATTACAACATCATATCCATTTTCATGTAAGTTAAAGGCGATGTTATAAATGTATTCAATTCCACCCTGAGGATTACCCTTGGTATCCATTACAAAGAAAAACATCTTAAAATTTTTAGTATCAAGATTAGATATAATTGTTTCTAACTGTGATACCATTACTTCTTTTTTATTATCCATTGTATTTTATTATTTTTCAGTTATTTCAATAAGAAAGCCTAAATGTGCAAGACTATTAAATGCCACTGCAAATGAAATATTATCAAAAGGATGGTCATCATCTGATTGTCCAAGAATAATGGTTAAGAACATTTTAATTACATCATAAGTAATCATGTCATTTTGTGGATTCGATGCACCAGTATTTTCCCTAATTACCCTTGAAGTCAGCGTCAAAAGGTCTGAATCTTCAGATAACCTTTCATACCCTTCAGTAATCTCATTGTCTCTAATGTTTTTTTCCTCCGATACAAGGCAATATTTTATGAGAGCATCAACATTAACAATAAAAATCTTATTGTCATATCTCACATAATATTTTTTTGTAGAAATATCACTCATTTTATTCACCAAGATATTTTGCAACGTTATTTATGTCAGCGAAATAATCGCATATATTTTCATATACTTCATCATATGGACTATCCTGATTATAGTCAGCAGCTATTTTAATAGCAATTTTACCTTCAGGTTTATTCTCTAAGAGTTTTGGATTAGCAGTAATAAGGACATCACATTTATCCCAAATAGTTAAAGAATCGGTAGGGAAATATGTTTCACGAACCTTACACCCAAGTTTAGAAAGGAAAAAATAAGTACTTTGTATTGAAAGACCATACTCCATAGGGGATACAATCACAACATCAATTGGTTCCTCAGTGTCGATATCTTTAAGTCTGTTTAACCATACTGTAAGTGAAGAAGGCACCTCTTTAGACATTGAATCACATTTACCGAACAATTCAAATGGATAATCCTGATAAACAAAACGATTATATTCCGTCTTGTTTTCAAAAGGGAAAACTTTTTCAAGATTGTTTGTTTTTATCTCAATTGTCTCACTATCAAAAGTGTAGTCATATTCCTGTTTAAATACCTTTGCGAAATTTCGAGTATATGCCCTTAAAACATCATTTAAGTCAATTGCTATCTTCATAATTTCAATTTTTAATGAAAATAGGATGTAAATATCATAATGTAAAGAAAAACTCCGCTATTCTGCGGAGTTTTTTGAATTAAAATCAGAAATTTCAAGATTTTTTAAAAGATTAAGAGCCTCTTCAGTATCAAGGGTATTTTGTGCTTTCATCATTTCATAATCTTCCATTGAAATAACTACCTCTTTGTTGTTTTTGCGGGCTTTCGTTTCATATTTTTCATCCATTTCTTTAGTTCTGAACTGTTCAGTCAAGTCGAGTTCATGACACATCTTAGGGGATGAATAAGTTATTACAAAATCCTTATCATACATACTCATTTTTTCATATTTCAAGTCTGAAAAATGGTATTCCATCAAGTCTTTAGCACCATATGCTTTGTCGGTGACAAATTTTATTGAACAAATGTCAACCGTGTCAATGTTTCTTGTCTTTTTTCCATAGATATTCATCATTTCATTAATAAAAAGACTATCACCGGGCATAAATTGCCTACAGTAACTTGAACAATACAAGTCAACTTTGATATCTTCTTCCCCTAATCTAACAACAACCTTTTTAACCCATTTTTCAATTAAAAAACGAGGAAAAACATCACGTTCTATTTTTAATGTATAACGTTCTTTTTTATCTTCAGTAACAATATCACCTTCTTCCTCAACATTTTCAGTGCTTTCGACAAGGCCCTTAACAACAAGTTTATTATCTTGAACAATCAACACCTTATAATCTTCAGGGTTATACACTTTCAAATCAAGTTGAAGCATGTTTTTTGTTTTCGCGACAACATTGCCATTTCCTAAATATTGAAAATCATCTGCATGGCGAAGAACTCTATAATTGGTATCCCTAAGTTCCTTTACCTCTTGGGTTATTTCTCCTCGTAAAAGGTCATTTAGAACCCCCTGCTCGTTTATTTGTTCTTCAACCCCACTACCGGCTACTTCACCTTCTTTTGTCATTCCCATCATTCGGTCATCAGCCGATTTCATACCCTTGAAAAAAGAATGAAAGAAGACAGACAGTTTAAAATGAAGATTGTTGAAGAAATTTTTAATCTTCCCAAACATAATCCTCAAGTTTTAACACTTTATTTTCAATATATCCCATTAATCTTTTATGGAGGGTTGATAAACGAGTATATTTGTTCCTGTTCTCAGACATTACAGGACGTCCCTCAACTTCATCAATTCTTAACATTTGCTCATAATAGAGAACAAGCATTCTAAGCATCCTCTCATTAGACTCAAGTTCCTGAACTGAAAGCCAATTCATATTTTTTGTCATTGGTGCAATAACGCCTTTCGTTGTACCTTCTAATGCCTCCAGTGTATCCTCCTCTTTTTCAATAATTTTTACAGGGGGGATATCAATTATTTCATTTTCATGTGTTTTTTCAACTTTTTTTGTATTCTTTTTAGCCATTTTAAAAACTTTTCATTAAAATACAAAAAAGTAATGTAAAGGTAAAGAAAAACAACGCCTTTTGGCGTTGTTTCTACTTATTATGAGCAATTGATTTAACCTCAACCCATTCAGATTCTTTATATTCTTCCAAAGAAGTTGAATTTGTATATGACATTGCAGATTTTAGGTAATCTATTTCATTTTCAACCCATCCATCAATGGTGTATTCAACTTTTTGATATTTAACGAGTCCCTCAGCAGTTTTCAACTTAACATCTTTAAGACCGTTTGCTTCCGCTACATGTTTTTGCGCTGTTTTGGTACTCATACCATAATATTGTTTCCAAACAACAAATTCACCTTTCTTCCAACGCTCTTTCAACTTATCAAATTTAAGCCTATCAAGCTCTCTTCCATAATAAAGAAGTGTCTTTAGAGGACGAAGAATTTTATAACCACGAATATTCCAATAGAACTTACCATAAGTTGTTTTTCCTGCTGATTCAAATGCTTTATTAAAAAGACTTCCAATCATTACATAATCAGCATAAATAAGAGCCTTTTGGATATCTCTATATCCCTTGATACCTCCATCAGCAATAACTTTACACTTACCATCAATCTTCTTACGTTCCTCATGAATTTCTTTAAGAAGTGAGAAATAAGGCATGTAAATACCTGTGTTTGAAGCAGTTAAACAGCCTGAATTATGGACAATAATTCCATTAATATTATATGAGCAATTATCTTTAACACTCAAATCATAAACAAAACCATTATATTCATGCTTTGTTATTGATGTAATTTTCGTAATCTTCATCTTTAATTCTAATAAATTTACATTTTAATAATTCTTCTATTTCTTTTTGTCTTCTAACATCTTCTTCTTTTAATTCACCATAACGAAAATGAAATTTTTCATCGTACTCATACACAACATTATTTTCAGCATCATACCCATCAACCCAATAGCCAAGTTCCTTAATAAAAAATTCGCCCCCATTCAATGCATGTTGTATATTAATATTCTCTCGCTCCATGATTACATCAAAAACCTCGCACCCCCTTCTATTAAAAGAAGGACCATTTTTTCTATCCCCATGCATATTGTACCATTGTAAACGTTTTTTAAGACGATATTCAGGGCTTTGTCTACTTTCTTTGAGTTTTTCAGAATTAAGCATTCCCTCTCTATGTCGTTTTTGCCATTCGGGATTTTTAAACATACTCTTCATTTTCTCCGATTGTTTTAATGACTCTGAAATCATTTTTTTCGTTTCTTCAGTGTGACGTTTACCATAAAACCCGTTTTTCTCACCAGAACATTTTTCTGATATTTTTTCCTTGATTTTATTAACATACTCCTCCCCATATTTATCACTTAGCATAGCATAAACATTAACGCCAAACATGGGATTTTTTTCACCACATAATCTACCTTTATTAGATTGTGATATCATTTCTTTGGTTTTATTTGTATGTTTTTTACCATAGAAAAAATTTTTTTCCCCCGTTCTATTTTCAGACATTTTCTTTTTTTGCTCTTCTGAAAATTTATACCCAAACATAGGGTTTTTTTCTCCCGCAACACGGCATCTAGAACAAAAATACTCATTCTCTACATGCCTTTTTTGTATTTTCTTAATTTTACTGATTTTTCCACAATTAGGACATTTTATTTCAAAATTAGTAAAACTAGAATATCTTATTTTTACAGTTTCGTCTTCAGAAACAATAAAAAATAAATGATGATTAATTTTTTCAATTTTCGTAAACCTTATACCATCTCTTAAAAGCACATTTTTTAAAATCTCCATATATTTTATATTTATATATAAATAGTATGACTATTTAAGAAATGGCATTGGGGGTGAACTACAACTCAATTAAACTTTCATTTTCTTTATCAATTAACCACACAGGTTTCCAATAAGCATATTCATGAATATTTTCATCATTTATTTTATCAATATCTTCATTTTTAACTACATAAAATTCATGATTTTCAGTACATTCAATACCATTTATTTCGTAAATTGTGTCATTCTTTTCAAACTTATGTTTTTCAAGTACTTCTTTGAATTCACCAGTATGTGTCTGTACACAATCACCTATTTCAATGTCTTTTATTCTCTTTAAGCCTTTATTAGTTTTAACCTCCATATTTTCCGTGAAGCAGCCCCCACCAATTCCAACTCTTACATAATCTACTCTCGCCTTTTCATATTCAATATATGTCTTAGGATTCGCAATATTTCCTGTCATGATAACAATTTCAGGATGCTTCATCTTAATTGCCTTAACGATATCAAGAAGATTCTCCATATGACCGTTTGCAAGGTCAATACAAATTTTGCATCCCCACCCATTCTTTATAGTATCATAAAAAACATATTTCTCAAGATTATTGTCAACGAACAAATCCTTTGCTTCACTGAGAGAAAAAGCAACAAAATTATTAATCTCGAAAAGCATCTGAATACGATTTGACAAAGGTACGGTACGTGGAACTACAATGTTAAGTGAGTTTCGCGCAAAGTCATCATAATTTCCTTCATTAATTACCGTATCCATTGGTGAAACAAAAATTGGTAGCCTACCAAATTCATCGCATGGGTTACACTCATTACGTGTCTTTATTTTAGTTATAATCGCAGGTACAATCGCGACATCATCATAACCAAGTTTTAATCTATCACTCATAATTTCTTTCGTTTATATTAATACGCAATTCTTCAAAGTCAAATTTAGGTGTTATGGTATCAAGAATTTCAAAATCAGCAGTTAAATCCCAAAATGTTAGATTTTGAACATTTCTCCACTTGACATATTTCCCTGAATCAGAAAACTCAAGAACGGTCATCTCAAATGGATTGTCAAGACAACCATTAGCACGAGTTGCAACAAATCTTTTTTCAATGTTATTTTTATCAGCAGTTAGTAACTTTCTCATTTTGTCCTCTCCTTTTCAATCGCATATGCAAGTTCATTTGCCTGTAAAACTATAAGTGAAATGATATTGATAAGTTGTTTCTGAGACTTTAACTCATCGCCATCCTTATCGAGAACCCTCATGGCTTCAAACTCAATTGGGGTGAATTTAACCCCAGCATTAGTGGCAAGACAAAGACTCCTCTCACCCACTTTCAACACACCTTCAGTATTGGCAAACTTATATTTATATCCCCTTTTAAGCCCCCAAGTATCATCGTTTTCAACGAACATTTCTGTCTTGGCTATCTGATGAAGAAGACATACTTTAACTAACGAATTATCATCAATATTCGGGAAGGTACCTGAAATATTCTTAGCAATTTTTCTTGCAAGTCCCAAAACCAAATTACAATGCATGACAAGACCTCCCGGAAAAGCATTGCCTGTATCTTCCGACATTCCTGCAGGTGCATTAAAAAGTTTATTTTCATTAACAATATCAAGCGGACTGATATTGATTTTCATTAATTCTGAGCAAAAATTTGTATACTCAACATTTTGTCGTTCTTGTGTTAGCATAATAAATAAAATTTTATCCAATGGCAAAGATAGTTTTTTATTTTCAAAAAACAAAAAACTGCGAGTAAAAAACACTCGCAGTTAAAAAAAACAATTTAATATGGATGATAGAATCACGATTTCTTGACAATCTCTTTATACCAAGCAGCACGTTCTGCCGTTACATTAGACAAATTATATTTATCTTTAATTGTCTCGTGAAGGTTAGTTCTTAATTTTTCAATATAGTCAGGGTTCTTGACAAGTTTTTCAATGGCTTTAGCCCAATCCTTATCTTTTTTCATATTATCAATGAGAATTACATTTCCCTCTTCATTGATTTTTCCCCCTTTTTCAAAGAAATTTTTAGTTCCAATCTTATACGGACCAAAATCAGAAACAATTACGGCCTTCTTCATCATACCAGCTTCAATAAGTTTCAACTCAGATTTAAATGAATTGAATTTATTATCAGCAAGAGGAACCATTAGGACATCAATTTCATTATAATGAGTACAATAGTTCATAATATCTTTTGTCCAACATCTTTTATAAGGTTCATTGTCAACATTAGGATACTGAACATTTGGCATATATGCTTTTAAGAATTCGCTATAATGAGGTGAAACTGTTTTATAATCATCAGTCAAAAGTTTTTCATAAACATACCACACGCTTTCAGTTGGTTTAATAGGACGTGTTGTCATTTCACCCCTTTCATTAAACATCTGTATCGTTCCGCGAAGGTCATAGCCACAAAGGACAATCTGAATCTTATCCATAATATCCTTAGGAAGTCTATTAACCATACCCCTTACAATTTCAAGGTCGTGCTGATGAGAGGAACCCATAATGAAACCAAACCTAATTCTATCAGTCTTTTTAATATCCTTAGGAATGAACTGTTCTTCCTCAGGGTCAATAGCATTAACGAAAATCTTAACATTTGGATTAAACTTTTTCAACTCAGCCTCAAAAATAGGGGTTGTTGTGGTAACATAATCCGCAAGAGGGACGTTTTCCTTAATAATCTTATCAATACCTGTATTCTTATACCCCAAATAATTAGGATGGAACGGCCCGAGGTCCCAATAATCATCAATATCCATTACTGTAGTAATGTTATTTTCCTTACAGAATTGAAGAGCCTTGCGAAATCCTTCAATATCATTGTACACACCTTTGTGAAAATGTACAATATCCTGTTTCTTAATAGTTTCAAGGTCTCGCCAATTGAAATCGTATTTTATTGTAACATCAAATTCATCAGGATAAAGTTCCTGTAGTTTAGTATGAGGTCTAAGAGAACGATAGTAACCACACCCAAAGGTATCACTTGGTACAACCAATACTTTTATTTTTTTCATTCTTTAACTTTTTAAGGAAAATACGCTCTTTTTTGAAAAATGTAAATAAAAAAGAGGTTATTTCTAACCTCTTTTCTTATTCTTCTGTTCATTAACATTTCCTTTATATTCGAGAACTGCTGAAAAAACATTTCCCGCATGGTCTGTTAACATGATTTTTCCTTCTTTTAGGCGCACCCCTTTAATTACACTTTCATTAAGCGATTTCAGTTTTCTATCAAGACATTCATCAACAATAGATTTAAACCATTCGCGGTCAAGACCAAAACCATCAGGCTGAGATACAACCCCTTCATTGATAGCCCTTTTTCCCCTTTCCTGACGTTCATTTTCAGCAATTATTGCTTCCATTCCCGCATAAAAGTTTTTTTCACGTTGATAATCAGGATTAAGACAATCAACATTGATTTCGGTTTCCATAAATGATTTTTTTATAACATCAGGAAGTCCTGATTCACTAATGGACCTACCTCCACCTTGTTGTTTACCTGTTATCTGTGAAAGGTCATATCCCGCTTCATAAAGTTGGCCTTCAGTCATATAAGTTTCAGGTGCCGCATCGAAGTTAACCGAAGAAATACCCTGCCCGCGATATTCGCTCATTTTTTTCTCCATATCAGGGCTACACAATGCCTGTGCCCTTCGTAATGATTCCGCATTAAATCCCATTTTTAAAATATTTTCTTTTTATTAAGAAAGTCCCCATTCTTTACGTATTGCTTCAATGTCATCATTCGAGAGTTCATATTCAACGCCTCTATTGTTAACATCCGCTTTAGTTATCGGGGATGAACCTGCAGGTTTAATTGTGCTACTTCCCACAGGGCTTGAATTTCCAATATCTGTTTTTGTAATTGGCTTTGTCTGTGGCGCATTAATTTTATCTGCAGTCTTTCCTTTAATAATATTAAAGAGTTCTTGCTCATTGTCAAGCCTTTCCCCACGTTTCTTTGCTTGAGCAAGTTTTCTACGGGCATTATCCTTATCAATTTGCTTCATCATTTCAGGAGAAACCATTCGTTTATTAGGAGTATTAACCTGAGCCTTGATTCCTTGTAATGGGTCTTCATGTTGAGGTACATATTTCATGAGGTCCTGAACTATTTCTTCCGACCCATATTGTTCGCCTTGTTTCAATGCACTATCAATTTCCTTTTCTCTTTCTTTTGGAGAAACATCGGCCTTTGTTATAGGTTCATTACCAATCTTAGGAAACTGTACTGTTTTAGGTCGCCCTTTAATATCAGCAATGTTATATACAATACTCATTGATTCGTCTCCATTTTCATTAAAGCCATTCAAAACTTCACCCTTAAATGTCTTTTTTAATGGACGCCATCTTTTAATTCTGTCAAGGCGGAAAAATTTCCATGCAGGGACTTTCGTCTTGGTATCACCATACGGTTCAAATGCTCTTATGACAGGATTCCCCGATTTTGTGAGACCATAAGCCACAGGATATATGATGCGACGACCTGTTGCAACCGGCTCCCCCCCCGAATTATAACGTATTTCCACCTGAGTTAGGTTGTTAATAGCGTCATTCACGTTGGACACTGTTGCAATACTTTCATTAATGAAAGCCTCTTCCAATAGTCTCTTGAAATAATCCATAATAAAATTACTTTATGAAAAACTGTCCGTCTTCGATATTTGCTGAAGTATCAATACTATTTAAACCGTATTGATTATCCTTATCATAAATGTTAATTGTCTGAAGCCATTTACGGCCACCATCAACACCTGGACGCCCATTGATGTCATATGCACCGCCACCATTCTCAGTGTCAATTTGCGGGCTAATGCGATTTTTAGTCAATTCATTATATCCCATAGGTACGGTATGCTGATGCCCGCCTGAACGGGTACCTTTTCCAAGTGGCTTGGTTACATCACCCTCATGCCATACAGCAGTATCATGGTCGGGACCATAAGGATTAGTTTTCTTAATATCGTTTCTAACAAGTTCATGCTCATTTCTGCGCTCGAAACCGATTTTTTCGAGATTTGACTGTTTAGCCATTTCCTATACTATTTTATTTTTATTCTTGGTAAGTTATACCATTATTATTCTTTTTTGTATGGGCCTGCCCATTACCTGAATTTTTAGTACCCCCTGCTTTCTGATAGACATTTTCAAAACCCATCGCAGCGCGGTTTGCCTTATCGCTTTCCACAGCACCCCTATATGATTTCAATGAGTTCTGAACCCATTGTTCCATTTTTTCGCCACCAATGAGATTATAGTTGTTAATATCCTTTTTACCTTCTCTTTCAAAAAAACTTTTCAGTTGTTTCATCTCATCATATTTGATATTCCTCTGATTGATAAGGTTATTAAGACGGTCCCAACCTGCAGCATTTTTATCCCCGTTATACATCCTGCAATTATTCTGTAATTGAGAATATAATTCTTCCGGAATGGTCCAAGTCCTACCCTGACCCATAGGGACATTCTCACTCAATGTTTTTTTTTTCTCTGCACTGCAATTCATTACAAGAGGCTGATGACGTGAAGTACCATTAAAGCCATATGTCTTAGATAAAGTCCTTGCATAATCATCACCCGTCATTGGGTTACCATCCTTTTTCTTGGATAATTTACCACTAACAGAAACCTCAGTATTTCCATTGAATTCTTTAAAATCCCCTTCCATATTATCAAGATATGAAGAATCAACACCGAGTATTTCATTTAATTGTCTTTCAGATATGATAATCGTTTTTCCCATTAGTATACAATATATAACGATAAATAGTTGAATAAAAGAAAACCACCTCGAAATGAGGTGGTTTAATTATGCGTAAATTGTCCAAATTTCTTTAAACTTATTAAGGTCTTTGTTTTTCACTAATGTATAACCATCAGAACCATATGAACTACCCCATGAATTTCTTATAATTATACCATCGGTATTATACCCAACTATTGAAACTGCATGGTAACCGACAAAATCGCCATACTTTTCATTCCAAAACTCGTCAGCACTATCGGAATTATAAACCGGGAGAACACCAACACAAGGTCCATTTGCAACTACAGCAAATTTAATAGCAGGGATTGATTTTACCATTGCATAACTTCCTATCTTATAGTTGCCTTTTTTAGTTTTAACCCCATTTTCCATAAGGTATGTAAATGCATCTTTGAATGTCATGCCTTCACCTTCAGTTGTCCTACTGTTGAAAATATCAAAGAGCGCAACTTTATTATCTTTCGGTTTCCCATCAGCAAGGTTAAGCCTCCAATTTATATTTGCAGATAAAGAACATGGTACGCATATTGGGTCGGCACCTTGGTTTAAAACACTTGGAAGGTATTTCTTATAAGAATATTCTTTTGGTAAACCCATGTTTTTGGGTTCTTTGAAAACCTGTTCGGTTCCGTCAATTATTGACGGAATAAATCCTGAGTTAAACATGCCTATTTCGTTTTATCTTCAATTATTATATCTCTAATATCAAGGAAATATGTTGAATCAGGACTAAGGGTTAAGACATAAACTCTATTTGTATCAGTATCCTTTATATATACCCATTGTTTTGTGAGTTTATAATCAGAACTGTAAAATCCCATCTCAAGCCACTCACTAAGGTCTGTGGATAGAGTATCAAGTTCGCATCTCTTAAGAAAGTCAGAATATTCAATTTCGCCGTTGAATATCTCCACCATGGAACCATCAGTACCAATATTTTTCCATGTATGCTTTGCAGGCCCACACGTTACAAACAACAGCATGACCACAATAAAAACCAACAATTTTTTCATATATTTTCACTTTTAACATAAATAGTTTTTCAGTCACTAATTTTAAGTACAAACAAATATATACCTTTATAATGAATACACATTTTACTTATATATGCTTACACGAAAAAACGGGACTTGCTGTGAAGCACATCCCGTTTCAATTTTTAATATCCTTTTGTTTCGACATTTGAATAAAGAATTATTTTCCCATCATAATTTGGATGAACCAATGATAAACGTCCTTTATCCCTCCAATTGTCAAATTTATGGAAAAGGTGTTCAAGATATTGTATATTTCTATCTTCTTTATTTGGCATGATAATATGTAAACCACCACTTGATGTTTCATATTCGTCAAGCGGAGTGATACCACACATTTGAATCATATGACGAACTTCACCCCATATTTTCTTATCATCAGTATCAACATCAATAAAAAATCTTGGTCTTTGCCCCTTCCAATTTCTACCATGTTTCGCCTGAGCAGGTACAATATCATCAGCATTAATATGACGTGCATCAGTTTTCGGAAACATTTTCTTAACTTTCACAATCTGAGCATCAGTTGCTTTTGCACTACGGTTATTAACTGTTATATATGCACGTGCGTTATTTTTATCACAAATGTCAATGATTGTTGGTTTAAGATTCATAAGTTCATCCACAGAGTGTATTCTCCATCCCTTAAATGGGTACCAAGCACCCGCATGATAGTTTCCGACGCTACGGTCATCACCCTTATTGTCCTTAAAACGTTTGATTATCTGCACAAAATAGAAATCATCATCCGAATTGAATTCCATAAGTTTTGCAACCCTGTCAAAATTGTCAATCAACTTTCTTTCTTCAATAAGAACTTCTTCAAGAATCATTTTAAAAAAATCATCTGATTTACTTTCATTCAATTCATTTGGAAGGTCATTTAAATAACATAATGGGGCACCATCTGAATCTGAGACAATAAAATTACCATCTTCATATTTTGATATTGATAATTTATGCTTTTTATATACTACTTCAGCCTCTCCTTCCTCATCAAAATTAGCAGCAAAATCGAACCATACATCTGAAATCAATTTATTTGTTGCTACCTCAAAATAATTAGCCTTATTTCCTTTATAAACAATTACATAGCCATTAATTGAGCGATTTGCCACATCATCGAATTTCCTTTTTCCACCGGCATCAACTGAGTGTTTCAACGTCGCTTCAGTATCAGTGTCATGCCCTGCACGGTAAATAAGTTCATCAGTAATGGCTTTAATCCAAGTTCGACCATTGTCTTTACTATAACTGTGAGGAATTACTTCAGAAAAGTTACGAACGAAAGCACAGTGTCCATCATGTCCTCCTGAGTAAACAATACCACGAATCTTAGTTTCTGAAATCTTATCTCCCAAGAAACTTGTTATCTGATAAGCAATATTAGAAGTGCGAACATCATCACAGTTACTATTATCATTCATGTAGAGTCTGAAACGACTAAGAATTTGTTGCGCAATTTTAGGTGGAATAAGTTTTTCAATTTGTTTCTCTATTCTATAATCAGCGCCATACACTTTCTTTGCCATATCTTTATTAAAGATAAGAAAGTCCTGATAACCCCCAAGAAGATAAGATTTTACTATAAATCGACCATACCCTGTGGCTTTTTCATTTGATGAACGGAGAGAATATACATTATATACCCCAACTCCATACATATTACCACCGTTATCTCCGGTATATTCCCTACTGAAACCATATTTCATGAGAGAATTTATAACTCCCATTGGATTAGAACCCCTTGAATCCATAGGCCTATGAAAAAGGGGAACTCCTTTTTCGATATCATCAATTGTAAGTTCCCCCTTCACGTTCGTTCCAAATCCATTATCGAATTCGTTAATCATATAAGTATGGATTATTAATTTTATTAAGGATACTATAGAAACTATCCCTCATTTCATTCATATTATTAATTGGTTTCTGAGCATCACTCATCGACATTTCATCATTCACAATCTCAATACCCAACTTATTCAATGCGTTTCGATATCGCATCATGAAATCATCACCAAAACCTTCAGAAACAATTGCATTACCAATTTTACTAACAGCACGTCTAATTACAGGTGCCAAAGCGGTAGCCTCCTTTTGGGTATAAACAAGCGAATGTCTGAAACGTTTAAGAGCATTCAACGCGACATCAGTCATGATAAGAGTCAACTGAACAGCATCTTCAGCATATTGTTCCACATTCTCAGGCTTAAGGACATTCATCTTAGGAGTAATCTGAGTTCTGTAATATGAGAGAAGTCCTTCAACAAGACGGTCCTCATCAGAACTACCATTACCTGTAATTTTAACACCACTCTCAGCGCAAAGTTCTTCAACCGCAGCAACTGCTTTACCTGTTCTCTCAACCATCGCAGCATTTCCATCAGGGTCAATAACCTCACCATTTCCCGCTTTCTTTTTATCTTCAATTTCCTGAGCGAGAGCGTTAAGTTTATATTGAATATTTCCCGAAATATTAGGTTTTGAATTAAGGAGGTCTTCCTGTTTCTTATCTACTATATATGTATCTTCAATATCATATCCAAGATATTTGATAGGAATAAGTTTCTTACCTTTCGAAAGTTGTTTATTAGCTTCAATTTCAATCTTATTCTGAACCGTTACACCGAGTTCATCATAATCAGCCCCAACCTGCACGATGGCATTCTGAGCATCAGCCATCGCCTTATCATAATCCGCCTGAGAAATCTTATCAGCAGAAATATATCTCCAAAGAGGATAAGGTCTTACTCCCGATTTAACGTCACGACCGTATTTATTCCATGTACTTCTACCAAGAACAAATGTAGGCGCTTTGCCATATTTATTTGCCATTGCCTTAATAAGCATAACATTTCTCAGGGAGAGAGCATGCCCATATATAGTATTACCATAGATTTCAGCGTAAAGTTTCAATATACGCATAGTCTCAGGGTCATTAACCTTATTAAGGTAATCAGTCCAGAGGTCAGCAACCGAAACTTCAGCATCCTGATAAAGTTGTTTCATTTCCTCATTACTTAATTTATTCATTTGGAAATCAGCAACGTCCTGTAGATGCATGATTTTATCACCATCATAACTCCCTGTTTTAAGAAGGGCTGCAATAATTGACTTCATACCTGTATCAAGGAACTCTTTTGTCTTATCCGCAGCAACCATCACATGAACAACAGGCCCTTTACTCCACGCCTTTTCAATATTTTTAAGAGGATTAACCTTTCTAAAAGGGCCGTTACCAGGGAGAAGAAGACGGTCAAGGACAACCGCAGCATCTCCGTTTTTCATACCATAAAATGATAATATCTTAGATTTTCCATCCTGAGTTGGTTTTACGGAAACCTCAACATCAAGATTCGGGTCGAATTTTGCCATATTTTTCTCCTACTATTTTAAACCATAAATAGTTGCAAAATCCTATTTGTTTATATTACATGAGGAGATTATCCACATTATTCCCTTCAGAAATTGATTGCCTTATCTCTGTTGAGGATATATTTGGTACTATTGTCCGACTTATTTCAATTTTGTATGCAGAGTTTTCATGTAAAAAATTGGTTTTAAGGTCTTCAAGGACTGCGACATCATCTTTTCCTCGCGGGAAAACCAATACACCATACTCACTTAAAATTCTCTTATAGTCTTTCCATCCCCTCATCTGTCGAAGATTATCAGCACCAATCACTAAAGTAAAATCAGCATTGGAATTTCTTCTCCTGAGTTCATCCAACGTATTGATTGTATAGTATGGAGGCATCATTTCTTTTTCAATTTCCGAAACAGTTACATTCCATAATTCATGCCTTGTAAGAGCATTGTAAGCATTGTTCATTCTATCATCTACCGTATCTTCAGAAACAGTTTCCTTCAATGGATTTTTAGGAGTAACAACAAGATAGACCCAATCATAATTTTCTGATAGGTCTTTAATGATTGCCTGATGCCCAATGTGAAGAGGGTTGAAAGAACCACCAAATACTGCAATCTTTCTTTTAGGTTCCTGTTTCCTAAAAATCAAATTTAAGAACAAGAATATTATAAATGCTATTGTCAAAAATGTTGCTATAATCACTATCATACTTCCCCAAATATATGATTTAATTTTATTAAATTACCATTTTCAAATAATGAATCATTTCTTTCTTCATTTTCCTTTCTAATTTTCACCCACACCTTTGCTGTTTTTCTAAGAAAATAATCATAAGATTTTTCGATAATATCATTCAATTTTTCGCGTAATTCTTTTTCATCGTTAAAGATAATGAATTCATTTTCCTTAATAAATTTTTCCATCGTTAAAAAATTAGGTGTGTTAAATGGCGCATTGTTGAAAAATTTTTTTATTGTTGTTAATGTTTTTAATACATTATTTAATTCTGTTTTTTCAATGAAATCTTCATAAGAGTTTACTCTTTTATATCTAACAGAGTTATAAGCGTCATTCACATATGCATCAATTTCAAAACGTTTTGAAAAATATATTAATTTAGAAAAATTAGAAAGATATTGATTATTGGATTGAAAATATTGCACAGCCAATTGATATTTTTCAGTACTTAAACTTCCTTTTTTCATTTTCGTTTGATAATAATGCTCAACCTCATGCTGAATTGTGTCTAAGGTATCTGAGATATTATATTCATCCCCAATAGCAATTACAGTTAAGTACATAGTGTTTTCACTCGTTGAATATCCATTTTTATATTCTTCAGAATTAATGGAATACCATGTTGAAAAATTTTCAATATTATCAAATAATAAAAGTTTCCATTCAACTTTTAAATCATCTACAAAAAATATACCATGTTTATTTTCAGTCATTTCACCAACTTCATCATTGAATTTTTTTTCTATTTCATGTGTAATCCTTTTGACTTCATCAGATATACCTAACTCTTCTTTAATCAAATCAAGAAGTTTCTGATATTGTTTCTCATTTACAATTATTTTTTTACTCATATCTATTTTTCATTTTCTTTCTTTATGACTTGGTCAATTACCAATTGTTTTCTTAATACTATATTCCACATTTTTTCATATTGAGTATTCCTAAACATTTGATAATAGATATCACAAGGTTGTGTTTGCCCAATACGATGAATCCTATCCTCCATCTGTTGGTCATTTCCGGGAACATAATCATATGTGTTAAAAATTAATTTATGAGAAACAATTAATGTGATACCAACACCTGCACTAATTAAATTTCCTAAAAATACTTTTACATTAGGATTGTTAGTAAACTCTTTAATTGCATTATCTTTCTCTTTCAACCCCATTTTACCATTGTAGATAACACAAGAATCACCATAATATTTTTGAAGATTATATAATTCCTCATCATAACAACATGCAATGACTACTTTTTCTCCTTGGGCAATAAACTCATCACACATTCTTATTGTATTAGGAACCATCTGATTTGAAAGATATTTCCTATATAATCCCCCCTCAATAAGTTCTTTATTAATCTCCGAATCAGGATTTTCTTCAAGTTTTGCTTTTTCGTATTCATCCCAAAGGCGATTATATTCTTCTTGCTGTATATCAGTAAGGTCATAGAATACCTCATGAACTCTTTTTTCAGGAAGGTCCCCCAAATCTTCTTTTGTTCTTCGCAAATACATATGGGAAATACGTTCTTTAAGTTCATCGAGATTTTTGGGTTCACCAGGAACTTGAATCATACGTGCATTTTCTTTTATGAAAGTTTTCAAATCACCTTCACCCCCACGAGCATAAAAAATGTTCGTCCATTTTTCCTTTTCACCCTTAGCAGGCACTTTAAACGCCCCACAATACCTTTCCATGAAATATTGATAATCATCCGTTATAGGGTCTCCAAGAAATTGAAGAACACAATAAAGGTTTTGTGGATTATTTGTAATTGGAGTGCCTGTAGCCGCATAAATACTATGGGGATTACCTCGTTTAATGAAGTCCCTTATCACCTTATAACGTATCGAAGTGTTGTTTGAAAGTCTATGAGCCTCGTCAATTATGATGAGGCTTTTTCTATTCACGATATATTGTAGCATAGGACTTTCATCATATGCCTTCTGAATATTCTCCTTTGAACGAGTTTTCGGAATCTTATAAAATTCATCAAGGATATCAAAATTCACTATCACAAAACGGTTATCTTGCCACTTGCCTCGTTCCTTGAATTCTTCTTGGAGTTCTGACATTTTTTTACCTGACCTACCCTCTCCATAACCAAGCATTTTTTCAAGTTCTGATTTTGTTTTACCTTGAAGGCCCTCCACAACAGTAATATCCCTCTCAGAAACATACCACATAAGTTCATCTTTCCATGTATTTTTAATTGATGCGGGGCAGATTATCACTACACTATCAAAATTCCCTTCAATTGCCGCCACAGAGAGACTTGTAGTCTTACCTAACCCCATCGTATCTGCAAGAATACATTTTTTTCTTGAAAGAAGAAACTTCACAGCATCTTTTTGATGACTTCTAAGTCTCCTATTGGGGTCCTTATTCATTGAAAGCCTATCGTAACGGTCAAAATCTACTTGAATATTATTGTAATCCTCCACGAGAAAATTAGTAAGAACAGCCTTTTTAGGTATGAAGCATTGTTTTGGTTCCATGTTCTTGCGATACTTGACATAACAGTGATAATTGGTAGCAGTTTCACCCAACAGAACCTTTACAGATATCTTGGAGGGAACGAAATCAATACCCCAATCATCCTGTTTCTTCTCAGCATACCAATCAGCCAATTTAATCGTCTTGTTGATAGCAATTGGATTAAATTCATAGTTTTTGAGGATGTATTCGATAGCAAAGTCATTCAGGACATCTGATTTACCTTTCAGAACGTCCTTTTTTAACATACATATGTAAGGATTTCCACCCCCGTATGTTTTAACAATATCTATTGACCTCATTTGGTCTTTTATTGATATAGCCATTTTTTTTTGTCTCACACGCGCACGTGCGAAATAATTTAAATTAATCTAGAAATAATAAAATATATAAAATAATATATAAATTATATTATATTTTATTTTTATATCTAAATATTAATTATATAATATATTATTAATCGCGTGTATACACACGCACACATGTAAAGATAAAGATATTTTTTGAATTTACCAAATATTTTCTTACAATTTTTCTAACTATTTATAAAGAAATGTTTTAATCTTATATGAAACTGATTGTCAATGAAAAACAATATAATTGGATTCTTAATGAAATGAAGAAGGAGATGGTTACTGAAATGGCTTATCCCGCTTCATTTAATTTTGATGAATTCAGACAATGTACATCATTTGCTCAAAGAGTCAGGTATTGTGAGGAACGTCTTCAAAGAATTTCTCAAGGAACGTCACGAATTGTATACAGAGTCGATGATGAAAAAGTCCTGAAACTTGCTAAAAACAAGAAAGGAATTGCTCAAAATGAAGTTGAAATCAGGCTTGGAACTGAACCTTATTATACTTGTTTTGCTGATGTATACGAATACGATGGGAATGGTTTGTGGGTAGAAATGGAAATATGTAGAAGAGCGAAGAAAAGTGATTTCAAGGCAATATATGGTGTCCCATTTGAAGTACTTTGTTGTATGATGTACCAACAGGCGGAAAATCAAAGTCCACGAAAGAGTTGGTATCGTCCTTTTGCTGATTATGAGCCAATTGTACAACAGGTTTGGGAAGGGGAGGAAAATGACCTGCAGATGCTTTTCATGTCCCTTCAGGAATATATAGGTGGGGAGATGCTCAGTGGAGTTGGTGACCTTTGTAGGATTTCAAGTTGGGGAATTGATAGCGAAGGCTATTTTAAATTGGTTGATTACGGGCTTACTGACGAGGTATTTGATAATTTTTATAAAAGGAGATAGTTATGCCGGTGTTCAATAATGGGGAGGTGAAGAGACGAAACCCAATAACAAGAAATAGCATGTTTATGAGTCAATCTGATTTTGATTATGAAATGATGATTGGCCGTAACTATGTTGAACAGGATATGGGGCAGACTATAGTTCTTTATGAAGTTGACCTTGATAATACCAAGATAAATGATATCTATATGGATTCAGAGAAAGATGGTATTAGGTTTAAAACCCCTGTTGAATTACCTGTTGTTTATGAACTTGAAGAACCTGACCTTAAACAATATGATAAAACACATCAGAAGGGTGTTTATGTTAAGATGGGTAAATTAACCTTTGGTGTTTATGAAATGACCCTTGTTGAAAATGAATGTGATATCAAACGAGGTGATTACATTGGTTTGCAGGTTACTCCTGAAAAAATGGAGTTTTTTACGGTTATTGACGATGGTAGGATGAATTATGCGAATAAGATGAGTTACTATGGAAGACAGCCTTATTATAGGAAGGTAGTCTGTGCTTCTGTGGATAAAAATGAATTTAATGGGTGATGTTAAGAAAACGAATGAATAAATATAGTCTTCCTCTCAGAGAAGACCCAACGCCTCCTGAACAAAGAAAGAATCTTACTAAAGAGATTCTTAGAGATTCTACGTTTTTTCCTAAAACAGTTGAATATAAAGATATTGATGAGGCTTTTAAGGAATGGGTAGAGGAAGATTTAAGAATTGTTTTTGAAGATGAGGCGTTACCAACATATGCTCTCTTTTCTAATCAGAGGTTTTCGGAATATGCTCAGATGTGGGATGGGGTCGACGAAAACAGAAACCTTAAAATGAATTTTAAAGTCATTACAAGGGATAATAACCCTAAAGATAGTTCAATGTATGCCAAGGCAGGAAACATTCCAATCAATACGAAATATCTGATGATGAGAAAAGAAATTCTCAATGATGAAGGGAAAAAATGTTATCTTGAATATAGAGTGGCACAACCTGTTACGGTTGATTTATCTTATAGGATTATGTTGGTTACTAATAAGTATGAACTTCTTAATGAATTCAATTCATTAGTTCATAGTAAGTTTTCTTCAATACAGGCATATATTTTTCCAAATGACCATCCAATGCCAATGAGATTGGTTAACGTTTCTGATGAATCTGATTATACTGTTGATGACCGTCAGTATTTTGCTCAGGTTTTCGAAATAAAACTTTCAGGATATATCTTGAAGCAAGATGATTTTGAGGAAAGGCTTGTTCCGATTATGAATCTTTCTTGTCTTTCTGTTGAAGGTAATCGTGTAAAGAAAGCCGATGTTGAAATTGAGGAAGTGGAAGAAGATTCTGAGATTCCTTGTTGGGTTGCTTCTGAAGACCGTTATTATAATCAGCCCGTAACTATTACAATGACGTACCTCACTTGTGATTCTGACCGTCGTGAATTTGAAATTGATTGTAAAGTTCTAATAAAGAAAATTGAGACAACGAATGTTCGACAATATAAGATAAGGGTTAATGGTGAAGTTGTTGTAGTTGATGAAGATGGTTTATATCTTGAAGAGGGTGATGTAATTAATGTCAATATCGCAAGAATCAATAAAATGAAGGATTCAAAGATAGTGTTTTATGGTGAGAATCCTGATGTGATTTATGACAAAATGAATGATGTACCTGAATCGGCTCTTGATGAGATAAATATTTCTCAAGAAATTGAGGTGCAATAATATCAAACTTTTGTTTTTTGGATATTTACAACTATTTATATTGAAAATAAACAGATAAAAATTATATAACAATGATAGGCAATGCTAGAGGGTCACATTCTTCACCCGGCATCTATACTAAAGAGATAGATTTGAGTTATGCTTCAAAAACTCTTGGCATAACAACATTGGGTGTTGTGGGCGAGACATTGAAAGGCCCTGCTTTTGAACCGATTAAAATTGAAAATTGGAGGGAGTTCGTTGACTATTTCGGTGGTACTTCTTCTGAGAAGTTTGCTGGAAGCCAATATCCAAAATATGAACTTCCTTATATTGCGAAGTCATACCTCAGAAATTCCAATCAGCTTGAGGTCTGCAGGGTGTTGGGTCTTTCAGGATACAATGCAGGACCTGCATGGCTTATTACTGCTGAAAAGGAAGTAAAGGAAGGTGCAACAGAAGAAACAAGTGAGAAATTTGTAGTTGCTGTTCTTCGTTCACGTGGTACCTACGATGGAAGTGGTGCTGCTTTTGACCCATGTTCGGAAACGGGTACTTCTTATGATAAACTTACTTATTTTGCGACAGGCGTTTCATTAGAGAAATATGCTTCAGCAACAAAGACAATTGAGTGTAACGGAACGTTAACTGGAGGTACTGAGGATGTGGATTTTAATGTATATTCGGGATTCTATGGTAAGTTCACAATTGTTGTTGGTGGTAATCGTTATCCTGTTTCTTTGAACCCGGGAGATAAGGATTACATTCTTAATGTTCTTGGTACAACTCCTTCAGATGGCAAGGCTCCAATTTTTGTGGAGGAACTTTATGATGTTGCTTTCATGAATATGGTTGATAGAGAAGAGGTTGATGTTATTTCTTCTGAAGTAACTCTTGTAACATCTGGTTTGGTTGGTGAGACTGATTTTACTCCGCTTACTCCTACTTATGAGCCTGTTCTTGGTATCTATGATGATAAAAAAGAATGGACTGTAGCAAATGTAGGACAGACTTATCTTGATGTTGATAATGCTAAGATTTATGAAGTAATCGCTGCTAAGGAAAATAATAGACGAGTTTATAAAGTTGATAGTGGTGTTACTATTACAAGTGGTACGGTTTATGTTCTCTCTGAAGATAGAATGTATCAATATGCAGAGGGTAAGATGATAAAACTTTCAACTGATGTGAATGACTATAAAGAAGGTTTCCGTTGTGCGTCAACTCCATGGGTTGTTTCTGAGCTTAAGGGTGATGGTAATAAGGTTGAAGTTAAAAAACTTTTCCGTTTCCACACAATTTCAGATGGTAATGCAGCAAACAAGGAGGTTAAGGTTTCAATTCAGAATATCCGTCCCGATGAAGGTCTCTTCGATGTGATTGTTCGTAGATTTGATGATATGGATGCAACTCCTGCGGTTCTTGAACGCTTTACTAAGTGTAGTATGGTACCGGGAACAAATAATTTCATCGGTTTCAAAATCGGTACATTCGATGGCGAATATATCGTTAAGTCAAAGTACATTACTGTTGAGGTTATTGCAAATGATATGACTGAGGCTTGCGTTCCTGCAGGTTTCCTTGGGTATCCAATGAGACAATGGGAAGATAGCATTAAAAATCCTGCAATGGGGTATAATGTTAATGTTGAAGATGATATTAAACCTAAGAAACAGTATTTCGGTTTCTCTAATCTGATGGGTGTTGATGTTGACCTTTTCAACTATAAGGGAAAAAATGCTTATGATAATATTAAATCATTGAGTGACGGTTTCCACCTTGATGCAAGAATTTCCGCATATGATGAGATTAAAGTAATGGTTGATGATGCTGATGATTATCATTTCATCACAGTATCGCCAAACAATATTCTTAGTGCGACATATGGTCAGAAGATGGAGATGCCTAAGATTGGAACTGAAGAAGAGATGCGTGGTACTATCTATGAAGATGTAAATCTTCGTAAGTTCACTGTATGTTTCTATGGTGGTTTTGATGGATGGGACCCTTACCGTGATGAACGTACAAATGGCGATAAATTCAAGGCTAACAAATATAAAGGCGAGATTGCAAATGGCTTTGGCGTTAATTTCTCTCAGATTAATAATGTAGAGGCTCTTGAACTTTCAGGAAATTGCATAACTTCAGACTACTATGCGTATCTTGCAGGTGCTCGTCAGTTCTGTAATCCTGAGGCTGTTGACATTAACGTATTCTGTACACCGGGTATTGACTATGTGAATCAGACAATGCTTTCACAGGAAATCCTTTCGATGATTGAAGAGGAACGTGGTGATTCAATTTATGTGATGACAACTCCTGACAAACCTTCAGGAAATTCAGACAATGATATGTATTACCCTGATGAGGCAGTTTCAAATCTTGAGGATGCTGAGATTGATTCGTCATATGCTGCAACATATTACCCTTGGGTTAAGTATTATGATGCCGACAACAGTGTATATATCAACCTTCCTGCTACAAAGGATGCGGTAACAGCAATGGCTTTCACTGATAATGTATCATATCCTTGGTTCGCCCCTGCAGGTACAGTTCGTGGCGCGGTTGATTGTGAACGTGCTCACTTCATCACCAAACTTGAGGATGAGGATGCCCTTTATGAAGGTATGATTAACCCTATCAAGACATTCGCAACTGACGGTGTTAAAATTTGGGGTCAGAAGACAATGTATTCTGCAGATACACCGCTTAACAGAATCAATGTCCGTCGACTTATGCTCCGCGTGAAGAAACTTATCACAGGTGCTTGTCGTAGACTTATCTTCGAACAGAATGATGCAACTGTAAAGGCTCAGTTCGAGGGACTTGTTAAACCAATCCTCGATGATATCAAGAGTAAGAGAGGTATCTACGATTACCGTCTTGAGGTTAATGATTCTGCTGAAGCAAGAGACCGTTTGGAATTGCCTGCAATTATATACATCAAACCTACGAAGGCGCTCGAATATATTGACCTCTCATTCGTTATTATGCCTGAATCAGTGGCGTTCAATGAGTAATTGATATTCAAATAGTTATAAGAAAAGAGGAGTAGAATTCTACTCCTCTTTTTTGTATTTAAATTTCAGTGTACCACAGTCCCAAATACGTGTATATCCCCTTTCTTTCATTATTTCTTTTTCAGTTTTATTTGGGTCAGCGCCTTCTTTTATTAACTTATGTTTCATAAATTTACAACGATTAAGCCTATGAACAAAATCATTACTTGCTAAATAGAAGTAATTCGGGCTTGATGTATTAATATATTCGAAACCGTTCTTACTATAAACAGTATTTTGTGGGTTTATACCGCTCCATCTTATATCGGCATATGTTATTAATTCACTTGGTTTGTGTTGTTTCATGAAATGTTTCATAATTTTGGAAAAGCCACCAACAACATTATGGTTGATTTTATTAGCAAAACGTATCAATTCAAATTGTTGTTTTTTTGAAATTTTCCTTTCGCCAAAAGAGGCTGCACAAACAAGTTCGTTTTCTAAAAATAATCCGAAATTATATTTGGAGACAGAATCCCCATCAATATGATTTATATTAAAGAAATTCTTTTTCTCATTATAAGAAAGTTCTCTAATTTTGCATTGTCTGGCATAAACGGTAATAGGTGTTTTGCCAATAAGATTTAATATTCTTGATTTCACAATATCATATTTCAAGCGGATTTCGTCTTCAAAAATGTGAATTAGTTTGATTCCCTGTTCGTCACATAATTTTGTTTTATTTAGATGATAATTTTTATCTTTTTTAAGTTCTGAATGCCAATAATTCCCATCAATTTCAAATGCTAATCTATATTCAGGTAAATAAAAATCAAGTTCCAGAGGTTTTATAACACTTCGTGTGTTTTTATGATAAAATATATTTTGCTCTTTGAGAATTTCCTCTATTTGTGTAGAAATGATACTTTCATAAATAACATTGTCGATAGGATGACATACTCGGCAAATATTATGTGTTGTTTGTTCAGTTAAATTCCCTAAACAATATGTAGTGAATACGGTTCCACACTTATTACATTTTACAGTACAGTCAAACCTATTGCGAAATTCTAATAATGTAAGGTTATCATCTTCACAAATTTTAGTGTATTTTGGTATAAGTTGTTCGTTTTTAATTTTTTCACTGCGTTGAGACCAATCGACGGATTTAAGTAGTTTTGACATTTTTTCTCTATATTCCTTGGATTGGTTTGGTTTTGTGGTACCATATTTTTCCAAAAAAGTTTTTTCTCTATTTTTTTGTATTTCTTGTTTTTGTTCGATAGTCATTTTACTAAAAGAAGATTTTAGGGAAAGACTTCTTTTTTGGTTAATCTCTGTTTTATGTATTTGAATGTACTTTTTATAACATTCTTCTGAACATGTTATTTTTTCATATTTTTTACGAATATAAAATTGTTTTCCACAGATAGGGCATGTTCTCCATTCGTAGTATTGTTTAGAGTTTTCTTCTCTTTTACATTTAGGGCAACCATACCCTTTTATTAATGACGAAGGCTTCTGTGTGAAGTCTCCATGTATTGGGCATGTAATGGTTACTTTAGTTTCATAATCAACATAAATTGTTTTTGAATAATCATATTTGTCCCCGTGAATAGAACGGACTTTATTTATGAAAATATCAGTATCAACAAAATTATGCAAGCCACAGGTTGGACAGCCCTGTTTTTGTCTTATGTGGTTTAGTGGCGCTTGCCAAAATTCACCATGCTCAGGACAAATGATGCACACTTTTGTTTTATTATTCTTATATTCAACTTTTGAATAATCATATTTGTTACCGTGAACTTTTCTTGCTTCTTCAATGAATTCTGCAGTTGTTTTTCTTTTTGTACTTATCATTTTTAAAGTTTTTTACCATTTATTAAATTTTGTACATCACTTTCTTTATAACGTCTTTGATTCCCACAAGTTCTAACAGAAATTAATTTTCCATTATTATCCCAATTTCTTAAAGTATTTTTACTGACGTTTAGTATTTCAGCAACTTCAGATAATTTAAGCAATTTTTCCATATCTTTTTATTATAAATATTATCATATTTTGAAAACTTTTGGTAAGTTTTAATAAGTTTTGTAAATATAGTATTTTTTATTCATAAAAACAAAAAAAGGATGGTATTTTTACCATCCTTTATATTTAAAATATTTATTATCAATAAATTAATACGCAAGTAAAGCGTAGTCTATTTTGAGACTCATTGTAATCTGAGCAATACCGTCATCAGAATAGTTAAGGTCTCCGAATTTTACATTCTCGGGCCATGCATTCTTAAGTACCCAAAGTTGTACAACAACTCCTGTTGGGTCAAGCATTGCAAGTTCAACATCTCTCTTATATCCTGCAGCATAACCTTGACGTCCTGTTGCTGACTCTGAAATCAAACGTTCCCATTCCATGATTGCCTGTGAAGCAGAAGGGCCTATTGGGTCATTAAGAGTTACATTTACTGAATCCCAAACGTAACGTCCTGCAACATATGTTTCAGTATTAAGGAACTGTATTGGTTTTGCGGTTTGTGAAACTCCGGGACGAGAAGCTGATGCAAGGTACCATTCCTGAATTCCAAGGTCAGCAGGGAATCTCATAATCCATCTATTTTTTCTCAGCGGCTCGTATTGAAGCGGCATTTTTAAAAGCATATCAGACATTTTAAGTAATTCTTGGCTATTTATTATAGTATTCAAATATAAATAGTACTAATAAAGTTTTTTTAAAAAATTGTTTTATAAAAAATAAGTTAATATATTTGCCTATCATATGGAAAACAAAAATATGGAAAAACAAAAAAAATTTATTGAAAAAGCAATAAAACGGCATAGTAATAAATATGATTATTCAAAAGTTGAATACATAAACAGTAATACAAAGGTTTGTATTATATGCCCTGAGCATGGGGAATTTTGGCAAACACCACAAGCTCATGTAAGGGGGAATTGTTGCCCCAAATGTGCTCTTGAAAATAGGACTCTTAATACGAGAAGTTCGGTAGAAGAGTTTATTGAAAAAGCACGTGAGATTCATGGTGATGAATATGATTATTCGAAAGTGAATTATATTAATGCTAGGACTAAAGTCTGTATTGTTTGTTCAAAACATGGTGATTTTTGGCAAATGCCCTCTGTTCATTTAACTGGACAAGGTTGTCCCAAATGTGCGGGGAGGGGTATGGATAAATTTATTTTTATTGAAAAAGCAAAGAGTATTCATAGAAATAAGTTTGACTATTCGAAGGTAGAATACATAAACAGTAATACAAAGGTTTGTATTATATGCCCTGAGCATGGGGAATTTTGGCAAACACCGGCTAAACATTTATATGGGCAAGGATGTCCTAAATGTGGTAAGGTGAGTATGGCAGAAAAACTCACAGTTAAGTATGATGAATATATTAAACGGGTAAAAAAAATCCATGGGGAAAAATATGATTATTCGAGCATAAAGAAGTTTGAAACATTACATTCGAAAATAGATATTATTTGTCCCAAGCATGGTAACTTTACTCAATTTGCGTATGACCATTTAGCTGGGCATGGTTGTCCATCTTGTGCTATGTTGGAATCAAATGCAGAAAGGGAAATATATGATTTTATATGTAATATGGTAGGGAGTGAAAATGTGGTGAAAAAAGATAGAGTTATTTTAGAAGGAAGAGAAATTGATATTTTAATTCCGAGTTTAAATATTGGTTTTGAATACAATGGTTTGAGATGGCACAGTGAGGAATTTGGTAAGGATAGCGCATATCATTTATCAAAAACTATTAAATGTATTGATAAAGGTATAAAATTAGTTCAAATTTTTGAAGATGAATATTTACGTCATAAAGATGTGGTTTTAGGAAAAATAAGACATATTTTGGGTAAAACTAATAATAAACATAAAATATTTGGTAGGAAATGCTTGGTTACTGAGACAAATTGTACTGTTGCCGAAGAATTTTTAAGCAAATATCATATTCAAGGATATAGCAAGTCTACAGTATGTCTATGTGCTTATTATGAGAATAATATAGTTGCTGTAATGACATTTAAACGGGAAAATAAAAATTCTAATAAATGGGAGTTGACGAGGTTTGCGTCTGACTATAATTATGTTTGTTGTGGTGTTGGGGGAAAGATGTTTAAATATTTTGTTGAAAAATATAATCCCGATGAGGTCAAATCATTTGCTGATAGGAGATGGACAATAAATGAAGGAGATAATCTATATACAAAATTGGGATTTAACTTAGATGGTGTATTAAAGCCTGATTATCGTTACATCAATACACATAAATCTGTTGAACGGATACATAAATTCAATTTCAGAAAACAAAATCTTAATAGGAAATATGGTTTTCCATTAACTATGACAGAAAGTGAGATGGCTAAGGAACTTGATTATGTAAAAATATGGGATTGTGGGTTGTATAGATATATATGGAAAAATAATGGGTAGGAGTGCTCCTACCCATTTTAATTTTCTTAAAAATGGTTGTTTATTCTTTGTTCATTTTTCCTTCCTCAGGATTTTTATCGGCCATTTGCCAAATTTTCTTAAGTACAAGATAATAACTATCCTCAGTGTTATCAGCAAGTTCAGCCATTGCTTTCAATGCCATTTTTCTGATTTGGTCAACGATATCTTTTCCTGGCATAGCCATTGGTTTTTCCATTGGCATTGAATCTTCAACAGGAAGTTCACTTTCAGGATATTCTTCATCCCCCTCACACATTTCCATTTCTCTTTCTGGCGAGAAATGAATTGTTTCCATAAGGGTTGGTATGTTTTTTGACATTTTATTAATTTCGTTAATGTCTTGTTTCAAATTTCTTTTTGCCATATTCAATGGTTATTTTGAATATAAATAGTTCGTTCAATGTTTTTTTACGTAAATTATTGACAATGTTTAAGAAAATAGTTATTTTTCTGATAAAATCATCATATGGATGTTTTTGATGGTCTTGAATTAAAAGAAGAAAGAAAAATAATAAAAAATATAAAAGCAAGGTGGAGTAATATGGCACAGGCAATTGATAGATTTGACCGTGAGGGTTTAAGAAATGTAATCCGTGAGATTAATTTGGATGATTATAAGCAATCTAATAGGATGGCAGACCTTATTGAAGAAGATAGAAAACAAGGAACTTCTTATAAGGATGCAATGTTGACTGAAGATGAGTTGATAAATGTGATACAGTATCTTCGTTCTCCGTCAGGTAGGGGTGATAAGACTCGTCTTGAATATATGGTGGGACATGAAAGGGATAGAAGTGGTAGTAGATATAGTTTCCCAAATGCATTTGGAGATGTTTTAATGGAGGAAAAGAAGAAAGAGGAGATGGAGTATGTTCGTGAGATGGGCGGGGGGTGTCCTATAGTTAATGACGGTAAAAATGTTTTCATGGAAGAAAGAGTTGTTGCTCAGCCGCAGAAGCCATCGCTTGATGACATCAAGGCGCGTTATATGAGGGAAATGGATGCTCTTACAAAGAAATTTCAGGAGGAAATTAATAATCTTGAATAATTTTTTGTTTAAAAATCTAATATCTGGTATATATTGTAAAACGATATATAATGGCACAACCCGTAAAGAAAGATATTAAAAAAACCAATAAGATTAAGAAAATTAAGGTTAAACCTTCCAAACCTCAGAAAAGAAAGCATAAGGAATACGGTACTTCCAAGTTGGAGGAGAAGTTTGCGAAGGAATTTCTTGATAAACTTGGTGTAAAGTATGTTTATCAGTTCAAGGCTGAAAGTATTGGTAGGTATTTTGATTTTTATCTTCCGGAGTGTCGATTAATCATCGAAGTTGATGGGGGATATTGGCATTCAGACCCGAGGGTTGTTGAGGGTAAAGAACTTACTCCAACACAAAAACATAATAAAAGGGTGGATGAACATAAAAATCGTTGGGCTTTGGAACACGGGATACCAATTTTAAGGATATGGGAAAAAGATATACATGAAAATCCGAGTATGGTAATGAGAATCTTGAAGGAAAAGATAGGTACGAGTGCTAAGAAAGTTCAAATTGAAGAAGAAAAGAAAAAAAGACATTAGAAATGGAGAGTAAGATATATATTCCGTATATTCCGATTCATGCTGCGTTATATTCTGATAAGCATGATGAATTGGGGTATATTTGGGGTGACAAGAAAAGAGGAGATGGTTTGACGGCTGAGGAGTGGAAACGCAATCTTGGTAATGAGTTTAACGTACAGAATTCAAGAAACGTTGATTATTACATGTCCGGAGGAAATGTCAGTTATCTTAATAAGAAATATGGTGTTCTTGAATATAAGGAAAAGATGGCTGACAATACAAAATTTGAATTCTATGAGATAGGATGTCCAATTCTTAATCAGCGTAAAAACCTTATGCAGCCTATGGAATTGGTTAAGTGTCGCATGGAACAACTGATGTTTGTTATGATTGTTGACCTTCCGATAAAGAATCTTGAACCTGATGTTGAATCAGAAATTCGTTTTTGGGTGCGTGACAGCATGCAGATTAACGTGCATCATGAAATTCCTGAGGGGCAAAGGTTGAAAATGTTACCCACCAAAGATTTAAAGGTACAGTTGGGTGATGTTCAGGGAGTTTTAGTTAAATGTAGGGTGATAAATTTTGAAAAGCCCTATCGTCTTACTTTGTTAGTTGAAAAAATAAAATAAAATATTTGATATTAATGGAAAATATAAATCAAAGTGCACTTGATATTATTAAGTCTCAGTATGAAATGAATGAAACTACGTTGAGAAATACTGAGAGGGCTCTTAAAGACAGGTTGAAGAACGATGGAACAAAACTGTATACCCCACAGCAACTTGAAGAGCGTCTTCAGCCATTGAGAGCGATGCTTGATGACACTCTTCAGCAATATATTAAAGAAGGGGGTAATCCCGATGACCTTATAAAGAAAAAGGGGAAGAGACGTTCTGCTAAGGTAACGACAAATGAAACAACAACAGATGTGAAGAAAGTTAATAAAAGAGAAACGGAGATGAAAAGAACTAAGACAACATATATCCCAAAGAAAAGGGATTTCGGTGCGTCAACCGCTTTCGATGTGATTCCTCTTCCATCTAAGGGTCTTCCTTATAAGCATAAGACTGACAGGCTTCAGGTTTCTTATCTTACAGCAAATGACGAGAATATGTTTGTATCACCAAACCTTTATAGGGATAATCTTCTTATTGACTATCTTCTTAATGAAAAAATTCTTGATGCAGGTATAGAGCCTTCGGAATTGCTTGACGGGGACCGTGATGCTATCATTTTATGGCTTCGTGCTACAGGTTATGGTAATGAGTTTCCTATTACTGCAACAGATAAAGCCACAGGCATTGAATTTGAGTCAATAGTAGATTTGTCAACAATTAATTTCAAGGAGTTTAATCTTGAGTCTGATGAGAATGGATGGTTTACTTATAAATTACCTGCAAGTGGTGATGAGGTGAAGTTTAAGTTCCTTAATCATAGAGAGGTTGAGACTCTTAAGGGTATTGATACGGCTGAAAGTCCTGCATCAGTGAAAACACGTCTTGAGACGATAAGTCAGGAATTAAGAAAGTTCCTTGATATTGATGAGATGCTGAATAAGGCTCAGAAAAGTAAATTGTATGAGGCTTGTAGAAGCATCGAGGATTGGCAGGAAGGAATTGAAGATGATGGAGTCTATTATACAAATTCCATTACCAACAGGCTTGAAGCGCAAGTGATGGCTGTCAATGGTAATACTAACCGTCAATATATTTCAGAGTATGTTTTGAATATGAATGTCCGTGATTCTCTTGCATTAAGAAAGTATATTAACGAGAATGAGCCGGGACTTGATTTTAATATAGAGGTTGAGAAGCCTCAGAGTCTTGGGGGTGGCTCACAGACTGTGTTTCTACCGCTTGACCAATTTATTTTTCTCAACATTGCCTGAGGAATATGAAAAAAGTTTTAAGGAGGAAATTTGGGGGTGTTTTAAATATGTTGGAATCCCTATGGATATCCTTATGACGATGCCGATTGCGGATAGGAGGTTTTATATTATGATGCATAATAATCAGGATAATTCAAAGGCTCCTGAGATTGAATCTACGGGGCTTGAAGGCGAAAATGATAAACTTCAGATGTTATCGGATGTAAAAGATTGGCATTAATGATAAATATGTTAAAAACCACCTGTTTTTCTTCAGGTGGTTTTTTGGTATAAGATATTTATAGACAATAAAGTTTATCAGCAATGAGTGATAATATTGATAGAGGATATAATGGAAGGAGGGCGGCGGGAACACCCGGCGCTATTCCTGATGCACTTGGTGATGCAGGTGAATGGGTTGTGCGTGGTATTACTCGCGCAGTGCCAGGTGCGTTGGGTGGGGCTCTGAGGAAAGGTATTATTGATGCTGACCTTGGAGGTCTTATGGGTGAGGTGTTTGCTAATGTCCCGTTAGCAGGATTTCAGAAAAAAATTATTGATACTCTAAAAGGTCTTGGTGATGAACTTGGACAGGAGTGGGGAAAAGCGGACCAAGCGGCCTTTGGTTATGGTAAACAGATAGGTCTTGCCGCTGACCAAGTTGCTCGTCTCAGGGATGAGATGATTAAATTTGGTAATGCTTCTCGACTTAGTGCAAATTACAACAAATCGTTAGAAGAATTAATCAAACTGCAGAGTTCTTATGCAACTGCAGTGGATAGAAGTATTCGTCTTACTAATCAGCAACTTGAAAGCGTTGCCGCGATGTCTGCTGTTGTTGGCGATGATATGGCGGTCCGTTTCTCCGCATCTCTTGAAAATTTCGGAATGTCAGCAAATGATGCAGGTGAAATGTTGACGCAGATGTTCAGCAGGTCTACGAAACAAGGACTTTCATTGGAAAAATATGCCAAGAATGTTGCTGACCATATTATGTTGGCTCAAAAATATACTTTCAAGAAAGGTGTTGATGGGCTTACTGCAATGGCAGAAAAGGCCGCTAAGATGCGTGTTGATATGGATATGGTTGCTACATTGGCCGATAATCTTGGTAGTGTGGACAAATCGGTTAATGTATCTGCGCAACTTCAGGTTCTTGGTGGGCCATTTGCACAATTTGCAGACCCTATGGGGCTTCTTCATGATAGTCTTAATGATATGGAAGGCCTTCAAGACCGCCTTATTAATCTTACAAATTCATTGGGAAGCTTTAATAGGTCTACAGGGGAGATAGAGATTGCCACTTTTGATAAACTTCGTCTTCGTGAGGCTGCCTCCGCAATGGGCGTTGATTATGGTAAGTTGATTGAACAAACCACAAATCAGGCTCGTAGGAATGAGATATCCTATCAGATGCGTGGCCTTTCAAATATTCCTGATGAATATAAAGAACTGTTGTTAAATACTGCAACATTTGAGAATGGTATTGCCGGTGCAAGGGGCGCTGATGGTGAGTTTAAATCGCTTGCAAGCCTTGATGGTAATGACCTTAAGGCATTGGCTGATTATAGCAAGACTGATTCTGAGAACATACGTGATATCGCTCAGATGCTTCGTGGGTATTTTGATGTACAACAGGGTGCTGAAAAACAGATTGCGACAACGAAAGCACAGAAGTTTGAAAGACAGGCTGCTTCAGTGAAGGGTGTTTATGATGCTATTGGTCAGAATGCTAAGGCAATTAATAAACTCATAATGATAGAACTTGCAAGCAAATGGGTTAGTCCTGTATTGAATGGTGCTATGGGTAAAATTGGTGGCGCAGCCACAAGAATCATAGCGAAGAGAATGGGTCATGCTCATGGTGGCATGATTATGACGCATGCCGAAGGTGGCTATATTAGTAATGGTGAAGGTAATAGAGAAATGATTCTCAACTCAGCACAACATGGTGAGTTTGTCATTAATAGAGCGTCAACAATGAATTATTTACCGTTATTGGCATTATTGAATAGTGATACAAGTGGGCGTTTATTGAACACGTTTGGTGGTGGCATGGGTATGAATCCAATAATGGGTATGTTTGGTAAACAGGATAAAACAATGAGGGATATTGGTAAATGGATAAGACGAAGTGAAATGTCCACCATGGAACAAACCAAACTCATTGAACGTTGGGGAAGAATTAATAAACCTGATTCTACAATGACAAAAACGTTAAGCAAATCTACCAATAATTTGAACAAGTTTACAGGCGTTTCTTCTAAGATTGCTAATGTTGGTGTTCCTGTTATTGCAGGAGTAACGGCTGCCGTAAGTGCTTCTCGTGGTTATAAATCTACCGGTGATGATTTTATGAATCGTGGTAAGGCTGTTGGTGGGACAATAGGTGCTACAGTTGGTGCTGTTGCTGCTTCAAGTCTTTTGTCATTAATACCTGTGGTTGGACCTATTCTTGGTGCTACAGTTGGACCTATGATTGGTTCTGCTGTTGGCGAAGCTGCAGGTGAGGCACTTGGCAAAGGTAATCAGGCTCGAAGAATTCGAAAGGATAATGAGATTCGTGCAGGAATAGAAAACGATACAGGAAGAGCAAAATATTCAACTCTGAAAGGTTCTTTTTCTGTTAGGGAGATGAAGAAGATTGCGGGGGCGTTGTCTGACGGTGAGATAGGAGAGGGTGAACTTAATGATAGCCTACGTCAGAAAATGATAGCCCTTGGAAATGAAGATATGTTAAAGGCTAAGAAATATGAAAGGGGTGGTTATCTTAATGGACCTTCACATGCTAATGGTGGAATACCGATAAGTAGTGCAGAAGGTGGGGAATTTATTATAAATAAAGAGGCTACTTCAAGGTCATTAAGTACTTTGACTCGAATAAATGATGGCTCGTTGAATGACAGCAACATACGTTCGCTTGAGCCTATGGGTGGGCGAGTGAAAGTTAGAGAAGGTGAAGTGCAACAAAATTTTGTACAGAATTCTCAGCCTGTTAAAATTGAACCGATAAACA